GATAATAACGCAGCAAATGAAGATTACTACGCCCAATGGGATCGTGGCGCAAATACAATTAATGTGTTCACTGAGCGGCTAAAATGGCTATCTCGTGATGGCACAGCTGAATATATCTACGGTATCTCTGGCGAATTATTCCGAGGCATCACACATGAAATAGTGGTTGATACTCCTACGGGGACTTTTGCAGCAGTGGAAGACGTTTCATGGGCTACCGGTACAGGCCAGATGTTTGCGATAGATTCACCAACCGCAGGTACAAAAATGTGGATCCAGTTATTAACTGGTGTTGCTCCTGTTAATAATGAGGTGATCACAGGTGGTATTTCAGGGGCTACGGTAACAATGAATGTTGCTATTACTGATCGCGTTCCTCTAATTAAAGCACCATTTTTCGGCTCTTCAACTGGTTCGTCAATCGTTGGTTCTTACGGTTTAACGCTGCAAACGGGTGATTTATCTAATACAGATAAAGTAAATGACTTAACCGACACAACCATTAACCCGCCTAATAACGTGACTTTTACTCAAAGCGGGTTAGTTGTTAGTGAAGATAATATTTTAATTGGTAATTATGATGGTATTAGTTTAGATGCAAGCTCTAACCCATTATTAGGACTAACAAAATACACATTAGCAACTTCATTAACTGCTGATAACATCACCTCTGTTGTGGTGTCGGAAACGATTGATTCATGGCTTACCGCGACCGGCTGGATTCAAGTAACAGATGACAACGGCGTTCAGCGGAAATTACATTATTCCAGCTTTACCGGGTCAACATTTACGATAGATACTACGACAGGAGATGAAGATTTTGCTTCTGTAAATGCTACATCAGGCGTAGACGTTCATTATTCCCAGCTACAACTTGATACTGCATTAACTGCTGATAATATTACAGCGGTTGTTATTGATAATGCGATTCCGTCTGACACCCCTTCTTCGGGGTATATTAGGGTTGTGGATGATGCAGGCTTTGCTCGAAGACTAAGTTATTCCAGCTTTACCGGGTCAACATTTACTATTGATTCCACAGACGGGCAAGAAGATTTCTTAGCAAATGAAGCAGCAGTTGGTAGTTATGTTTATATTGGCTACATTGATAAGGTTGCTGGAGCCACATCAGAAACATTCAATTATGTTTACGGCGCGGCAGACCGGAATTTCGTTATCAAGGTTCGTGATGGTGGCGGTACTCCGACCAAAGAGTATATTGCAACAGGCACAATGGGTAGTAATGGCGGCAATAACACATCCATAAGAACGACTGACGCATAATGAGCGCAATTATTTTCCATTGGGACACGCCAAAGGGGCTTGATACTCCGCACGGCAAAAAAAAGCTTTTGTCTCGATGGGGTTTAACATGCAAAGCTTTTGGAATACATAAATTATATTGCGTTACAGGTGAAGATATTCAAATAAACGATGCCGAAGTTGAGTTTAAAGCGTTTAATAATATTCATAGAGCAATTCAGTTCGCCGGTGGCCACGTTGTAGTGATTGAGCAGGGCGGGGAATCGCTATATAAATTCAAACATCCTGAGAACGCCACTTATATTTTCGGTTCTGATTATAGTAATTTAGATTACTTTGCAAACAAAATTAGTATCCCTTCAAGATTACCTGTACACGCTGAAACAGCGGCAGGAATTGTATTGGCACATAGGTTTAAGCAATGGCATTAACCGTTACAAATGGTATGACGCTTTTATCGGAACATGATACTGATGTTTTTGATGAAGCAACAACTACAGCTTACACAGAGGGGCAAAGGTCTGGCGCTGGTTATGTAGGCTATGATGTTGATATAGAGACTTTATATAATTTTAATATTACTGATACGCCGCCAGCGGATATGTCCACCAAGCATATAGGTGTTTGGCTTCGCATTTCTAACGCGGGTGATGTTGATACTAAAGCATTGGGCGGTATGCAAATTGCAGTTAGGGATAGTTCAGGCAATGAGTCTTATTGGTATGTAGGTGGTTCAGATACTTATGCTGGGGGTTGGGTTTTCTTCGTTGCTTACTGTGGAAATACGCCAGATGCAAATAATGGAACAGCGGCGACTCTGACAGATATTGTTGACCTTGGTGTCGGCTTTAAAATGCTTGCAAAAAATTTAGATGATAACGCGCATATTGATGCCATGTACTATGGCGATCCAACGATTACCATTACAGGGACAACAACAACCGCAGGCAGTGGCTTTCAGGAAGTATTTGATTTAATTGATGCAGACGCTTCTGGATTAATTGATAAGCAAAATGGTGTTTTTATCGGTAAAGGTAGGCTTCAATTTAATGATAACGGCACGGATGCCTGCACGTTCTCTGATGAAGGTTCCACTTTCAGATGGGCTGATTTACCTGTATCAACCTCAGCTTACGGTTTATCGTTAGGCAGCTCAACAGGAATAACCGACATAACTCTGGGCTCTGTAGTGGGTACGGGAGATGCAAGGCAAGGCGTATCAGGCTTAAATATGGATGCGCTTGGCGAAAAATACAATATAGATTTATCCACCAATCTAGGTGGCAATGCCAGCAACAGCGTAAAATTTTACGGTTCCTCTTTTAAAGGGGCTGAGGCAGGCGTTTTATTTGACGATAACGGAAAAACGTCGGTTATCTCCGCAACATTTACTAATTGTAACGAAGTTGATAGTGGCGCAACAAATAACGGCGCTGAAATGCTTAATATCTTTATTATTGATCCCACTGGGAATGCAAATAATTACGGGTATAAATTCCCGCAAACGCCGTCCGGCGGCACATTAACGCATAATGGTAAAAAAATTAATTTCATAACGTCAGGAACCCCCACTACACAATATATGCTGAACTTCCCTTATACGGGGGATTATGATTTAACCTTGGAAGATTTTATCTTCTTCGGTGATTATTCAAGCGGCACTATTTGGCATGGTATTAACTCAGGCACAAATGCAGATGTCACTATTAATGCCACAGAAGGTACGAATACAGCTGCGGGAGAATACAGCAACACTAACAGTGGCACGATGACGGTTGTAGCTGGATCTGTATCAGTTAAAGTGACAACAAAAGAAGCAGATGGCACACCTATTCAATCCGCTATTGTGGTATTAAAAGCTTCGGATGGGACAGGAGATTTTCCTTTTGAGGATGTGGTTACAATCACAAGAGCAACCACTACAGCAACCGTAGCTCATACCGCTCATGGAATGGCAACAGGTGATAAAATTTTAATCCGTGATGCAGATCAGCAAGATTATAATATTATCGCGTCCATTACGGTCACGACTGCAAACGAATACACTTATGAGGTGGCAAATTCACCAACGACGCCAGCTACAGGCACAATTACCTGTACTTTTGTTGCTTTGGATGGAGTAACAGACGTTAATGGAGAATTAAGCGTTTCAAGAGTTTATGGTACGGCGCAACCCGTAACAGGCTATACACGTAAAAGCACTTCCGCCCCTTATTTTAAACAAGGCTCATTAAATGGCACAATCTCAACATCAGCCGGTTTTGATGCAGTTTCTGTTATGACGAGTGACGACTAATGAGTGAAGAAAAAGCATGGTCTGAAATAGCCACGAGAAATGCCCGCGCTGCGATTGATAAAGCAGAATCAACGCGCATTGAGGTTACGAAAAAAATAGATGATTTAGAGAAATTAATAAATACGATGAATGTAAAACTCAATCAGCTTGAGCAAAGATATACAACAATGTTAATTAAAAACTTTGATGGAGGAAGTACCGTTGGCGATTAGCATAAATTGGAGTGTTTCCCCGTGGGTGATTACTGTGCCTAAAGCTGACCTATCGTTAGATTCTGGCACTAAGTACAATTTAACTGTGGACGATTATTGGGGGTTATTAAGAGACTTTGCTGATTCAGCCGAAGCCATTCCCTATCCATTCCTGTTTACACGAATAGCCGCGACCGCATCAACCCCGTCCATTACCGACTTAGACTTGAACTTTTACCGCATCCAATTTGAGGATGGACTTTATTCTGTGAACATCATCAATGGCAATACTAATATCCGTGATGGTGAGGTGAAAAATCAGGTTTCAGTAAATACCAATAATACAACCGGTTTTATTGACCAATCTATTCTTGTGTTTGGTACGTTTAATAGTGGAATTTATTGGAATGCGGTCAGCGGTAAAACAAGCATCACCGATTCAGACACAGATGGAAACGAAGCCAACCCACTAAAAAATCTAGCCGATGTTTTAATTCAATCCATTAATAAGGGTTTTTCAACTATTTATGTAGTAGTAGATGCGACAGTTGGGGCTTCTGATGATTTAGGTGGATATGTGCTTGAAGGGATAAATTCATCTCAAACTATTATTACTTTTACAGCTGGCGCACTTACCAGCGAAACAAGCTTTCTTAATGCTTGTTTAACGGGCGATTTAGGCGGTGCGCTATATGTTAAAGATTGTGCTTTATTATCACTGTCTGGTATAGGTGGGGCATCAGCCATTAGCCGTTTTATGAATACTGCCTTTGAAGGTGGCTCGGTAACTATAGATTCTGCGAACAGTCAAGAAGTTCACTTTGTAAGCTGTGAAAACGCCTCTTTATCCTCCCCGCCTATTTTAGATGTTAATGGTAGTACTGGTAATATTACAATGCGTCAATATTCAGGTTCTATCACGGTGAAAGGCATTACTTCTGCCATGATATTCTCCTTTGACTCAACGGGGGGCGAGCTTATTATCGATTCCACCAATACAGTAGGTACCATAATTATTCGCGGGTCTACAGTTTTTACTGATAGCTCAGGAGCTGGCTGCACAGTTATTGATGAAACAACTTCAAAAGAAGTATGGAATACAGATGAGGGGATAGATGTTATTAATAAACTATCCGTACAAAATAAAGTTCTCATGAACAAAACAGAAACTGACCCAGTTACTGGAATTATGACTGTATACGCTGATGATGATGTTACCCCGTTATTTACATGTAATATTTGGGAGAACGTGGCTGCTACTACTCCATATGGCGGTAACGCAGTGAATCGTCGGGATAAGTTGGCGTGACATTAGCAACTCGAGGGCTCGGGGCATCAAATAATATTTGTACATTTGGATTAGGTCCATATGGCGTCTATCTGGTGCCAGAAGAGGAATATTCTGCTGGTGGCTATATTCGCAAAAAATACGAGGTAATGCCCCGCAAGATATTTATTAAACGTAGTCAAGGAGAGCCTTCATTACGATTAAAAGATATTGAGCCTAAGAAAATTCGAGAGGTGATGGAAAAAGTCACTGAAATCACCATTGAAGGTGAAAAATATTTCGTAACTGGCGGTCCAGAGCCAACTCCGGCTGCGGCATTAAAGATGCTGCCTCCCACAGAATTGGCGGCAAAAATAGAGGCGGTACAGCTTGAATTAGGTGTTACCAAAGAAAAAGCCAGAAAGGCGCTGAAAATTCGTGCCGCAAAAGAGATGCGAGCTGCAGATCAGTTAAAAATGGAGCTCGTAAGAGAAGATGAGGAGCTTGCGCTAATCATCATAATGAGCGAGGTGTAATATGATTAAAGCAAAAAATGAAAAGCAGGTTATGGAAGCGTTTATCACTCCAGCAGGGCAGGTAATTAAAAACTTTTTGGACGATTGTGGTGAAGGGCTTCTTGAAAAGCTAATTGTCGCTGATGGATCGGACTTTTTACGGACCCAAGGCGCGGTGCAGGAATTAAAAGAAATAACAACACTTGCCAACAACGCTAGAAACATACTACACTCATAACATAAGATATTTTTATATGTCGATAAACGGGGTTTATCCCTTTATTAGTATATAAGCAACATCAAAAGTATGACTCCATAGGACATCATACCCTCGACTTGCAGGAGAGAAGAGAAGATGACAGTACCAAGAAGTGTTAAAAAGCAAGCAACCGAAGCTAAAAAGCTTCAAGAGGCATTAAATACGGACCCAGCAGAAGCTGCTCCTATTGAAAAGCCATCCGACAAACTGGAACAACCCGCTGCGGCAGCAGCAGAAGACCAGAATTTAGACCAGCCAGTTATCCCCGCTGTAGGTGAGGAACCTAAAGTAGACGAGACTGAATGGGAAAAACGGTATAAGGGTTTACAAAAACGCTATAACCGTGAAGTTCCAGAGTTACGCGGTCTATTGAGTACAGCTGAAGATAAAGTCGAGTTTTTACAAAAAGATGTCGATGAGTTGAAAGTTAGTATTCAGAATGTAGAAACACTACAGCCTGCATTAGATGAAGTTACTTTTTCTGATGAAGAAATTGAACAATATGGCGAAGGCAATATTGGGATGATGCGGAAAGTAGCCCAGCAATCAGCGGGTGAAATGGCAAAGCAAATTGTGGATCTACAGCAACAGCTTGCAAATGTAAAACAAGGTGTCACACAAGTACGTGAGACCGTTGTGGTAAATCATGAACGTGATTTTCGTTCAGCTTTAGCTCTTAAAGTGAAGACTGAAACTGGCCGTGACTGGCTGGAGATCAACGATGATGACGGGTTCCACAACTTCTTGGCAGAACTCGTGCCCTACACAGATCGTGAGAAGCAAGAATTTCTTGCCAAGGCTCACAGTGAATTTGATGTGGACGCGGCTGCAAAATTCTTTATTGATTATGCAGGACCATCTTCTCTTAAAAAAGAACCTTCGCCATCTATTGTGCCGAATGTTCCCGAGGAGCTGATTACACCAGAAACTTCTAGTGGAGGAATCCCACCAATCGAAGAAGCTAAAGTGTACACCCACGCAGAAGTAGATCAGTTTTATGCTGACAAGCGGAAAGGGAAGTACAAGGACAAAAATGAGGCGAGGAAAATTGAACAAGACATCCTCACTGCAGGCCGTGAAGGCCGCATAGTTAAGCACCGGGCAGCAGCCTACGCATAAAAAGGGATGTCATAGCCTACAAGGAATATGACAATGAATGGTCCTACTCGCGCATCAGGTTATACTGACCTAAGCTCAACAAGCTCCGGTAAGTTTATCCCCCAGATTTGGTCTGGAAAATTAGTAGAGAAATTCTACGACGCAACCGTCTTTGGCGAAATCGCTAACACCGATTATGAAGGCGAAATTAAAAACCAAGGTGACACAGTACAAATTCGTACTACGCCAACCTTAACAATCCGTGATTATGAGATTGGTGGTTCATTGAACTACGAAAATCCAACCAACCCATCGGTTGAATTGCAGATTGACAAAGGCAAATACTTCGCGTTCCAAGTGGACGACGTTGATGAGTACCAAGCCGATATCGACATCATGGACGACTGGGCTGGTGATGGTGGCGAGCAAATGAAGATTGCGGTTGATACCGAAATCTTAGCTTATGTCCCAACCGGTGTTTCTGCAGATAATGCAGGCGCTACTGCTGGTGTAAAATCTAGCTCATACAACTTAGGTGCTACTGGCTCTTGGGTTACTTTAAACAAGGCTAATATCCTAGATTATTTGGTGGATTTAGGTTCTGTTTTAGATGAGCAGAATGTACCAGAAACTGGTCGCTGGATTGTATTGCCAGCTTGGGCTTGTGGAATGATCAAGAAGTCTGATCTTAAAGACGCTTCTTTAGCTGGTGATAGCCAGTCAATTATGCGTAATGGTCGGGTGGGCTTAATTGACCGCTTCATGATTTACATGAGCAACAACCTTGATGTTACTCTCGATGGTTCTACCAACGTGACTAATATCATCGCTGGCCACAAAGTTGGTTTAACTTTCGCGGCTCAGATGACTAAGATGGAAACATTGCCAAACCCTAACAGCTTCGGCCAGTTAGTACGCGGCTTAAACATCTATGGTCGTAAGGTTGTAGAAGGTAAATACTTAACGCACCTTTACGCTGCTAAGTAGTAGTTAAAAGCAAGATAAAGAGCCCTGTTGTGAGGGCTCTTTTTAACTAAGAGAGGAAGAAATCATGTCATTACGTGAAAAAAATGTAGGTATTCAATCTAAGTATGTGAAAGCGCCAAATGGCCGTATTTTTTTAAATAATCCAAATTTAGCCAAACTTGCCGATATGTCGGCAGTTGATATTCAGGGCTTTGAAGACCCAGTACCAGAAACGGTTGATCAGTTAAATGCGATGATTGCTGAAGCGATTAAAAGCCCTAAAAAAACCGCTGATCAAAATGATACTCCGTCTAATGATAATGTTTTTGATTTTAGTAAGGCGACAAAAAAGCAAATCGCTAAAAAAGCGAAAGAAAACTTCAACGTGGAGCTGCAGGATATCGATACCAAAGATGTCAAAGACCTTCGTGTTGAGTATGAATTTTTATTAGCAACAAGCGGTAAAGATAATGACAATACTGGCTCAGGATCTAATTAATGATATTGCTGCTGAATTAAGTGATGAAACATTTGTCACTTGGACAGTACCTGAATTATTAAGTTATCTAAATTCTGCAACTCGCAGGATTTCTCTGGTTCGTCCAGATGCCAGTTCTGTCGTAAAAACCGTTCAGTTAGTCGCTGGGACAAAGCAAGCTTTAGTAACAGGTGATCGTCGGCTCCTTAATGTTGTTCGCAACATGGGGGATGACGGCGTTACTCCCGGCAAAACAATCACTTCGACTGATATGCGGTCAATGGATCTTTATAACCCAAGCTGGCATAAAGATACCGCAAAAACCTCAATCGATCATTTTATGTATGATGAGGAAACGCCAGACACGTTCTTTGTTACCCCACCAGTGCATGCAACCACTCAAGTCCACATAGAGATTAAAGTGGCACAAAACCCCACTGTCCTTACTGATGCTGAGACTGAAAACCTCCCTATTAATGATGTTTATGAGCCTGCGGTTCGGCATTGGATGCTGCATAGGGCTTATGATAAAGAAACAGACTCCCCTCACTCTGTAAGAGAGTCAAGATTCCATTTCCAAGCATTCCATGACCTACTTGGCATTAAAGTTAAAGTCGATGTCAACTATTCACCAAGCCGTGAAGTCAAGGGAGATAAACCATGAAATATTGGGATGATTTTTTAAGCGAAGTATTACCTTATGTGGAAAACTGCCCTATTCCTATAGCAAAAAACTACATTAAAAATGCAGCAATTGAGCTCTGTCAGCGTGCAACACTTTGGCGTCAGGAGCTTGATCGCATTAATATCACCGCAAATATCCACACATATGAACTTTGTACGGAACTCAATACAGATGAAACAATTTCGTCTATTGATTATGCGTACATTACTGAAGATTCAGGGGAAACCAACCTCACTGTCACAACAGAAGATGCTATGAAAATTAGCACAAAAGTATGGCGCACCTTAACGGCGACAAAGCCGGAATCGATTATGATGTTGAATACCGAAAATTGTCGGCTATACCCTATCCCAGAAGTTGATATTACAAACAGTCTGGTAGTTGGTTTGATTATGAAGCCCTCTCGTGACGCGGCCGGAGTACCTGATTGGATTTTCGAGCAGTGGGCAGAAACAATTGCTCATGGTGCAAAAGCTCGCCTTATGGGGATGAAAGGCCGTGACTGGTACGCTCCATCGGAGGCTACTGATGAGCAGGCAGATTTTGATCTCGGGGTGAAGGACGCGACAATACGGGCAAATAAAGGTCATTCTCGTCAAAATACAAAAGTACAAATGAGGCCGTTTGCATGAGCGATACAATTCAAGTTGTAGAAAATGACACCCTCCCCGATCTGTCTATCACGTTAAAAGACTCTAAAACAGGGGATTTGTCTGATCCAGATAGCTGGGATGCAATAGATTTATCTGCAGGAACAACGTCGGTAAATGTTAAGTGGCGCGCTCGTAATGGAACAACTGTTTTAGCGACTATTGCCTGCACGAAAGTTGATGGCGGTAGCACCGGCAAAGTATTAATGCCTTTCGGAACTTTTTTAGTGGATAACGGCGCTGGCAGTTACGAAGGTGAAATTGAAATAACCTTTGATGCTGATATTCAAACTGTATATGACACATTAAAACTAAAGGTACGGGCTGACTTCTAATGATTGGAGTGACAGTCAACTATATCCGGCTTGAAGCGATTGTTGACCCTATTGATGATGCTCAAGGAGTTTTGGTCGCAGAAACTAATTATAGGCAGGCAGCGGCAATCATTGATCTTCAGGACGCCCAAGGGTGGAAATCGATTAGCGATACACCAAGATATCGGGCCGAGGTTAATAAGGTTGAGATTGTAGTAGCAGACGTTTATTCACTTGTGGTTGACCGAATAAGCTTAAGTGATGATGTAGCCTTGTCTGATCAAGTAATTTTTCAGATGAATAAAGGGTTGTTTGACGATGCCCCAGCTATTGATTCAATCGCTTTTGAGGTGTCAAAACCCTTTAGTGATAACGCCCCAGTTGATGAAAGCGTTATTTTTAGTATGGAAAAACCGTTCTCTGATAATGTAACGCAATCAGATAGCTCGACTTTTAACATGAACAAAGCAGTTTCAGATGATGTAGAACAAACAGACAGCGTTCTCTTTTTTATGGATCAAGGGGGGACCGGTGCTTTAAACGGGGCTGGTTTAGCGACGACCCCTATAGCGGCAAATAAAGGAAGGGTATTTTCAGCATGAGTAATTTTATAGATAACGTAAAAGCAAAAGGCTTTCCTGTTTTCCGTCTTTACGATGAAAATATGAAATTTAAAGCCGAGTGGGCTGAGAAAAACATTGTTGTGACAACCGGTAAAGAGTGGATTGCCGGGAAAATGGATGATTCTGTTGATCCAGCTGCAATGTCTCATATGGCAATAGGAACAGGATCAACAGGTGAAGTAATTGGGAATACGGCCCTCGAAACAGAAAATGCTCGAGTCGCATTGTCTGATACCGTAAATGCTGCAGCTTCAGTTTTATATACAGCAACATTCGGTCCCGGAACAGGAACAGGCGTTTTACGTGAAGCAGGTATTTTAAATGCAGCTTCGGTTGGAACCCTATTATCCCGAGTAACTTTTGGAGCCCAAACCAAAGATGCTGGCGACACATTAACAGTTAGTTGGACAATCAACATTATATAGGTGATTTATGGCCGTACAACAAAAGCGACTTTTTACAAATAACGCAACCACAACACTGGCGTCAGGGATCACTAATGTCGCAACAACAGCCTTTTTAAATTCAGGGGATGGCATTCTATTTCCCTCCCCCGGAACAAATGAATTTTTCTTAATCACATTTGTTGACGCATCTGGGAATCTTGAGATATGTAAATGCACAAATCGCGCAACAGACACATTAACTATCGTGCGAGCCCAAGAAGGCACAACAGGGATTGCTTTCGCTGGCGGGGACGCAGCTGAACTTCGCAATACTAAAGAGACTATGGAGAATTTTTCTCAGCTAAATACTCCTCAAGAGTATGAAAACGCTCATAATTTTAATGCTACTGCTTTGACAGATCAAGCAACAATTGCTTGGGATCTTAATGAAAACCAAGTTGCTAAAGTCACTCTTGCGGCTTCACGGACATTAGGGCCCCCAACAAATATGAAGGATGGTGGCACTTATATCCTGCGAATAATTCAGGATGGGACTGGTGGCTGGGGAGTGACTTTTGATTCAGTTTATAAATTCCCAGAGGGGTATACCCCGCCAATCAGCAGCGGCGCAAACGACATCGATATTATGTCTTGTATTAGCGATGGCTCAAGCATGTTCTGCTCTATTCAAAATAACTTTGGATAAAAATAATGCCTTTATTTAATTGGGTCCCCCCCTCTTTTGCGAAATCAAAGTTTCCGGCAGGAATTATTTTGCCTATGTTAAGCGGAGCCGTCCCTGATAAGTGGAGCTCTTTTACCGCAGCAGATGGCAAATTTATTGCTGGAGCTGGCGATAGTTATGGCGTGGGAACGACAGGTGGAAGTGGCTCTATTTCGTTATCCGGGACAGTTACCACAACAAATGCTCATACTGGCACAGGTTCAGTATATCGGCCGGGGGATACCGGAACTTTTGGCTGGCAAACCTATAGTTCTGCCGGGGCCCATAATCATACTGTTTCTGACTCAGCAACAGTTGAGGATTTAAGCCGGACATACGTTTTAGTAAAATCTGATGTTGATGTTGATGCCCTCCCTCCAAATATTGGTGCTTTTGGCTCACAAAGCCTGAAACTACCATTGGTGAATACGCATAGCAGTGTTAATCGCTTTATGAAGGCAGGGACAGTTGATGGGACTGAGGCCGGAGACAATACGCCAACATCATCCGGCTTTACGTCAAGCTCAAATGGCTCCCATACTCACGGGTCCAATCTTAGGGATGGAGATGACTATAATAGCGGTGTCACAGAAACGCTAGGGACTGATGGCGGTCACACACATACTGGTAACTTCACTACAACCTTAGACACAAAATATTTTTATTTATCCTTGTGGTTCCATGCAACAGCTGGGTGCCCACATCAGAAAAATATGATCGCTATGTGGGAGGGAGCTACTGCCCCATCTGGCTGGAAGTTGTGCGATGGTACTAACGGTGCCCCAGACTTAAGAAATTATTTTATTCGGATCGGCAGCACTGTTCAACACGGCAATTTTGGAGGAAGCAATTCATCCACTTGGACAATGGGGAGTCTTTCTAATGCTGGAGCACACTCACACCCGCTTACATCAACCATAAATGATACCGCTTCAACAACCAATAATTCGTACCATACTAACAGTATCGGGGGACATTCAGACCACACTTTGTCGAATGTTAAAGCTTATGTCCCACCTTATTATGCTTTAACCTTTATAATGAAAGAATAGTATATTGAAAAACAACTAGGAGAATTAAAATGGCAGCATATGATTATAATGTACCTGCGGATATTGTTGATATCAATTCAATAGTAATACTTGCGGCGGGGGATTACCGGATACAAGACTCTCAGATCACCTTAATGGATGGTCAGGAGATTCATATTACATTAACCAGAATTAACAAATCAACGCTCAAAATTAGCGGCCTCACTTTAGTAGTTCATGGCTCCGATTTAACGGCAATGTCAAGCACTGTAACTCAAGGTAAAGCGTTCAGCGATGAGCTAGACACGCTGATTTGGGGTTGGATTTTCGCAAGAAATGCTGCCTTAGTATTAATTGGCCGAGAAGCTTTGGTTGATGAGTTGCTTCCAACTGCAACGAAGGTGTAATTGTGATTGGGGCATTTAAAAGCATTTGTACTGTTGACGTATCAAAAGCAGCCGAGTTAATTAATGGCCTCACTCAAAAAGAGTGGGAGTTAGGGTTAATTCGTCAGCTTAGTTATGTTAATCATAAAGATGCCCCTTGCATTCCCCTTAAATGGGGATATAGCACTCAACCTGAGTTTACGACTGTTGCGGCTGGCAAAGATTATTTTGGGAAGGTTGTGAATACATATGATCTGAATGAATATTCTGAGTTCTGGTATGAGCATAAAGAAATTTTCGAGCCTTTAATAAATGTAGTATTGGAAAATACTGAATATAAAAATCCAAAAACAGCAAGGATTCTCATAGCGAGCCTCCCTGCTGGAGAAAAAATTGCCCCTCATTTTGATGGGGGCGGGTCTTTGTTACAATGTCTGCGTATCCATATCCCTATTGTGACAAACGATAAGGCGCTAATGGCTGTTGAAGAGGTCGCTCAGCATTTTGAAGCTGGGGAAGTATTTGAGTTAAATAATGCAAAAATTCACGCAGCGGAAAATCTTGGTTTAGATAATCGGGTTCATATTATTGTTGATATTTACGATGGTGATAAAAAGTGGCTGTAATAGACATAAAAGGGTTCCGTGGAATCAAACCAAAACTTGATCCTAAGTTTCTTGCCAGCAATCAAGGCCAGACAGCGGATAATTGTAATTTAGCTTCCGGGGCTATGGCTCCGTGGCGCTCTCCCAAAAAAACTAAAGCCCTCGCAAAAACTGGCGACATCAAAAGCATTTATTATTTTGATGAATCCCTTTGGCTTCACTGGACGGAAGATGTTGATGTTGTTCGTGGCCCAATCTCTGGAGACACAACTGAGCGCACTTATTTCACTGGGACTGATGCCCCTCGGGTTACAAATTCAACGCTAGCTGACGCCGGAAGCAATGAAGAATACCCGGAAGACTCCTATATTGTAGGAGTTCCGGCACCAGTCAACCCAATTACAGCCGCTTTATCTGGTTCGCACTCATCTCCCGCTGATACAGCTTATGTTTATACGTTTGTTAATATTTGGGGGGAAGAAAGCGCTCCGAGCCCAGTCTCAAACATTGTTGCAGCTGATTTTTCAACAGGATCTGTTGATTTAACCAACTTATCCCAAGATTTTGCCGGGGGAGATTACGTCCCTGTTGATAAATGGCGCATATATCGTATTGCTGTTGGTGCAACGGGAGCAGAATACCTTTTTGTTACAGAAATCACCCCAAATGCCTCCTCTCCACAATATAACGATGCGATTTTAAATGCTGATCTTGGTGAGATCCTCCCAACAGAAGGGTGGATTTTACCCCCAGCCAGCCTTAAGGGATTGGTAATGATGGGTAACGGCATTATGGCTGGCTTTGATGGAAATGATATTTATTTTTCTGAGCCGTTCGTCCCTTATGCTTGGCCAGCAAAATACTCCCTTATCTCTGATTATGAAGTAGTTGGATTAGGATCGTATGGTAACTCATTGGTTGTAGTAACTAAATATTTCCCTTATATCATCACAGGAACAACGCCAGAATCCATGTCTATGGACCGGCTGGCATATAAACAGCCCGGGGTATCCAAGCGGGGTATTGTTTCTGTTGCTGGCGGGGTTATTTATCCTACTCCAACAGGGCTTTTTTATATTGGGGATAACGGCTTTATTGAATTAACAGCTGATCATTACACCAGAAAAGAGTGGAGCCTGTTAATTCCAAACGCTTCTTTCGCTTCATTCTACGATAATAAGTATATTGGCTATATGCCTTCGGTTAGTAAGGCTATATGTTTTGATATCACAACGAAAGAGTTGACGACGTTCACTCAAAAAATGAGCTCGTTATGGTCTGATCCATTAGAAGATAAGTTATATTTTGTTGATACCGACGATAATAATGTTTATGAGTTTAATGCTGGCGGTGGGAAATATATATTTGAGTCACGCTCAAAGAAATTCTCACTAAAAAATCGCACTTTGCTATCTGCTGCAAAAGTCATTGCAGATTTTAGCGCTCAATTGACAGATGAGGAGCTGGCAGAGTTATTGCTTGAGCAAGAAGCGGCAATAGCAGAAAACACCACTAAAATTGCAGCAGGATTAACTTATGGCGCTTTAAATTTTTCTTTTTTAAATGAGATTGATGTCAATGGAGACAAATTAACCCATGTACCACAAGTCCCTGTTGTAGCTGATTTTATTTTTCAGGTTTATGGTGATGGTGCGTTAATATACGAAGACACAGTGGCTAATGATAAACCTTTTAGGTTGCCTGCAAATAAAAGGTATATTGACTATGAAATTGTTATTTTTGGACAATTTCCCATACAAAGGGTTTTATTAGGAAGTTCAATAGGGGATCTTGTTCGTGGCTGAAAAAAGAAAAACTCCGAGTATCCCGAGCATAGACAAGCTTAGTGATATACAATTAAAATTAATATTAAAGCCTATTAAAGAGATTATAGAAGTGAGGGAGGGTAGGCTTGGGTCAAAGAAAGATATGGCTGTTACATATCAAGATTTAGTCGATCTAGGGTTGATAACAGAGAGCCAGATACCGAGGTAATTATGAAATTTTTAAATCCAGATTGGGAACACGAAAGTAAAAAACACTTTTGGACAGCTGCCATTGGTGCCGCCATCAGCCTATATCAAGGCGCGGAGGCAAAAAAGAAGGCTGCTGCTGCTGGGGCAGGCGCAACCCAATCAAGAGAAGAGCGAATGGCTTTAGCTCAAAAAACATACGATGAATACCGGACAACATTTGGCCCAAATGAACAAGCTTTAGCCTCTTCAGTTGACGAGTTTACTACACGAGATAATTTACAAAAATACCTAGCAGAAGGGACCGTTAGCGTTGAAAAAGCTTTTGACAAATCAAAAGACATGCAGCGCCGTGAAATGGGCCGCTATGGGATAAATCCAGCTTCTACTCGCTATCAAGCAGAAATGGGTGATCGTGGGTTAGATCGTGCAAAAGCAGAGGTTGGGGCAAGGGTAGAAGCAAGAACTCTAGCTGAAGAAGAAAAGATTCAAGATGAAGATAAATTATTCTCTCGCCGGTTAGCTACTGGCGAATTTGGGCGTACAAAACAGCCCGGAACAGCGGCATTAACTGCCGCACATGCGTCCACTGAAAGGGGGTTTCTTGGTGAAGAAGCTGGATATGCAAAACAGGCTGGCGCAGGATACGGGCTTGCCGGTAAGTTTATAGGCAGCGCTATTAATGATTACGGATCTACGGCTGCAGACCAAGATCAAGATCCCGGTGGGTACGATCTTTTCCCGGGGGCAACAGGCAGCGAGCTTGGTGAACCTGTATGGGAAGGCAGTAATTCTGTTTCTGACGCCGATGCTGGCGAATTAGGGTGGTAAATTATGGGTAGTCAATATGGAATTGCTAGCGCAATGCAGGATGTTGTTAGCGGTTATGAGAAAGAAGAGTCCCGCATTGCAGCTTCAGATCAGGCAGCTAAAGAGTCAGAGCTGGGTGATTTAAAGTTAGAAGAAATGCGTGGGATAATGAAGCGTGAAGGCACCGCTGATGCTATTCGTATGATGCTTTCTGGTGATACAGAAGGGGCGATGGCTAAATACAATGAAACCGGTGAGGATCGGATGAGTAATCTTGAGTTTGATCCCGAGTCTGGCGTTGCTTTTTGGGATGACGCGGAAGGCAATCAACAGCAAGCAACCATTAGCCACCTTATGGTTTCTGCTGGCATGGACCCAAAAAAACTGGATACCCCAGAAGCTGAAATGGGCCGTGAGAAAGAGCTGATTGAACACAAAGCTAAAACAGCTAAAAAATACGGCATTGGTGCTGGTGCGAGCAAAGTTCCTGCTGATATTCAGCGCCATAAATACTGGATGAAAACACTAACTGGTGGCGACCCACAAAAAGCATTTAAACTTATGCAGCTATCTAAGTCTGATCCGCAGGCGGCTTACGCACGCATCTTACTCGGGTTACAAAAACAAAACCAAGAGGCATTTGGTAAAGATAAAATGACCGAAGTTCAGTTGCGTAAAGCAGCTAAAGATAGCGTGGTTAATTTCCGCGAAGGCATGTTTAATGATTTATTTAGTAAACAAAAACCAACATCGCCCAGCCAGCCAGCTCCAGTTGAAGGAGAAGCGGAAGCAGGCTTTGACCCAAATAATCCTAGCGCCCTTTGGAGGTAGTCAATGGCTAAGCCATGGCAGGATGTTGTTGCTGATACGCGGTTTCAAGCTTTAGACGACGCTCAAAAAGAAAATGCTCGTCAGCAATATTTCAATGAAGTTGTTCAGCCTAAAGTTCCTGAAGATCAGGTTGAAGCTGTACGTCTTCAATTTGACAAGGAAACTAAGCCCAGTGCCCCAGAGTCGCAATATACCTCTATGGCTTTAGGTGGAGCTCCCCTGCAAGAAAAAGCAGAAAGCGACCCACAAAAAACCTCACTTGCTCTTGGTGGAGCAGATATTAACGAAGAGCCAAGAACAACAGGCGAAATGCTTGATAAAACAATCGCCACCCCAAAAGCTTTTGGTGCAGCTGCGGCAAAAGCAACATTAGGGATTTCTGAGTCAATTTTTCGGACTCCAGACGCTATTGCGCGTCATTATGACGCCTTAGTTCAGTCTGGCCGTGATTTAGGGCTACCTGAATGGGCCCTTCCAAAAACAGAAGAATTATACGTCCCTGACGCAATTAATTTACGCAAACACGCTAATATCGTAGCGGGTGAAATTTCTAAATCACAACAATTAATGGTCGAAAATTTCGATACCTTTAAAATGTTGGCTGATAAAGGTAAAAAAGCAGACGAAGCCTTTAAAGCCGCTATCGGTGGAGACACGAGCCACCTAACAGACGTGTTGACCGATGTAGAAGCATGGGCTGGCTTTATTGGGAATGCCGCCCCTACCCTTTACGCATCGTTAAAATCAGGGGGCTCTCCATTATTTATTGCTTGGATGGAGGCAATGGACACAGCAAGTGATGCTGCTGACTTTGAAGCTAAAACCGGCAAGAAAATTGATGATCGTGAGTTTGCTCGAACCCAATTGATGGTTGCGGGAATTAATACTTGGCTAGAAAAGCTGGGTGTTGACAAGATTACTAATGCAAAAGGGTTATTAGGTATTGTTGGGTCAGCGCTTACAGAAGGAACAACTGAGGGATTACAAGAATTAGTCCAGAATATCGCTAAAAAATTAGCGTGGCGTCCAAAACAAGATTTAACGGAAGGTATTTTACCATCTATTATGGGTGGTGCAGGCACAGGTGCGTCTGCCTCTTCGGCGTATCAAGCTGCAACTGCTCTTCATAATTATAGTGCAAAAGCAGAAAATAAAGGGAAGATTGATGCTCTTAAAAAGGCTTTTGAAACCCTTCAATCTGATATTGAAAATGAAATCGACACAAAACAGTCGGTGAGCGATCTAAAAGACATCCTAAGAGATAAAAAGATTTTTAGTGAGGCAGTTGTTGCTTTCGATGAATATGAAGCAGATCAAACCAATCAAAAAAAGGCTGATGAAGAAAAAGCTTTTGCGGAAATCCAAAAAACAACTGTTGTTCCTGCTGATCTTGAGCCTGCTGCTCCAACCACTGCAGGGCAAATTAAGCAAAGTCTTGAGGCTGAAAAAGCAGAGCGAGCTATTTCCGCTAAGCCTAAATCAGTCATGGAAGCCGCGTTTGAAGCAGCTAAGCCAGAGAAAAAATACGGATTACCCATTGAGGAGGCGGCGACCCAAGTGGACACCGCACCTACCGAGGCCCAAAAAGAGGCAGGTAACTACAAGAAAGGGCATACGCAAGTTCAGGGAATGGACGTAGCTATTGAAAACCCCAAAGGATCAATACGCTCTGGCGTCGATGAAGGTGGCCAGAAGTGGTCCCAAAAAATGGGGGCTCATTATGGATATATTAAACGGACTCAAGGTGCCGATGGCGATCATGTGGACGTGTTTCTGGGTCCTGATGCTGAAACTGCTGATACTTTTTACGTTGTTAATCAAAATAATCCTACTACTGGCAAGTTCGATGAACACAAGGTAATGATTGGCTACCCAGACGAGAAAGCCGCTAAAGCTGCATACATGGCTAACTACGATAAAAAGTGGGCTGGTTTTGATTCAATAGTGCCATTAAGTACCGAGCAATTTAAGCGCTTTGTTCATAGCCCAAAAGCTAAAAAAGCATTACCGGATTCGGCGGCGATTCTGTTGTCTCGACAACAGAAACCTCCAACCAAAAAGAAAGGTTTTGTGGCTGTTTCCCCGAACGACTGGGATGCTCAAATGTCATTTGATGAGGCTGCTACTTCAATTCGCTCTGAAAAGCATCAAACCTCACACGCTATTACTGATGATATTTTTGATGAAATGGGACTTGAGCACACCACAAGTGATGCTCTTGGTGACTGGATTGATGGTGCCGAGGACAGCTTATTAATTGAGGTTGAATCTCCAAAATCAATGGATCAGCTAAAATACGCCGCTTCATTGACAGGTAAGTTTTTTAATCAAAAAGGAGCTTTATCGTTTATTGCTGATGAAAATGGGGTTGATTCCTTCTATAAAATCAAAATCCCATTAGAAAAGGGTAACATTGAAGCTGTACGCTCAACACTTGATGAGTTAAAATTAGACTTTCGTACATTAATTCCCGGTCCAACCGGCACTACAGTTGTAATTTATGATGAAGGCACTACTCTTAGCAAGAGTGTCTCTAAATTAGGTAAGAAATATGAACAAGACATCGAAGCATACAAAGGCCAAGGCGAGCTCATCGGAAGTTGGGACTCAAGACAAGAAGGTATCTCAGCTTACAACCGAGAAATCGGCGTCTGGGAGCGGAAAAATAAATTACGTTACAGCCCCACACGGAAAGGGCTTCGTGATTTCTGGGGCACCGGATATCAAGAGCAAGAAACAGGACAAAAAGCCCCGGGTCGGACGCTTACCTCACCAATACCCTTATCTCGACTAAACGCAAAACCAATCCCCGATGTTTACGGGAAATTTGGCGTGCTTGACGCTAAAAAAGACACCACCAAAAACCTTAAATTTTATAATCTCGATAAACTCGTTACTAACCCGAAGTTAGTTAGGGATTTAGTTAAGCGCTTTGGTTTTGAGGTAAAATATTTCTCATTCCATGTAGATAAAGAGGCTGGCGTTGAATTTGTCATCCCTAAACTTAAAAAACAAGGATATAAAGATGGGTATTTATGGATCTATGACCCGCGTGTGGCACACGGCTCGTTCAAGGACGCCGAATACACCCGACAATGGCGTATCGTACATGAACTTGGTCATGCCATCACTGAGGACTTCATGCAAAAACGCTATGGGGACAGCCGCCGTGAAGGTCGCTTGGGTCAATCTTGGATGGCTACCCGTGGGCACCCAGACAAAAAACAAGCGCAAGTGGAGTTGGAGCCATTAACTCTTAAAGAAGCCCAGCGTGCTGTTGAATGGGAGGATGTTGCTTTCCGTGTGCAGCGCATGCTTTTTGCAGAAATGGGCATCACTGTTGACCCTGCTGGATTTGCTCATGAATATAATACTAATGTGGCTGATGCTTCATACCGCGTGCTAACCGGGGATTTTGGTGATCTCGGTGAATATGGCTTTGTTCCACGTGGAACATTGCCTAGTGTAAAATCAGTATTAAAAATGTTTGAAAATACTGAAAACGCCATAGCAAGAGAACAGGGCCGTAAACCAACCAAAGGCATTAATTTAGATACATATAAGCGTATCCATGAAAGTGAATTACGAGCCGCTATTAAGGTTGGGAAAGATCCGTTGACGGTTTTAGCAAGTCGCGGGGCTGCAAAAGGTGGAAAAGGGCTCAGCGTTGCGTATATTGAAAAAACAGCAGTAGTGGTCCAAAAAAACTGGAAGAATGCGCCAGAAATGGAGGTTGTTGCAGTTAAAGAAGAGCTGCCAGCACATATTCGTGAGTCATTAATCACCACTGACTCTTATGAACAAGTTATTGGTATGTACGTCCCATCTGAAGGAAGGGTTTATTTGGTTGCTGATAAAATTAACTCTAAGGCAGAATTATTTAAAGTAATAATGCACGAAGTTATGGGCCACCATGGTTTACGTGGCTTATTTGGCGATGAAATTAATCCATTCCTTGAGGAAGTCTATCGTGACAACAAAGAAAAAATTCGTGATTTAGCCAAAACTTGGGGTGTTCAGATCACACCTAAAAACCGCCTTGAATTAACAGAGGAACTTATTGCTGTTACGGCTGAGACCAACCCTAAATCCACCATCGTTACCCGGACGCTTGCTAAAATCGCACAATGGCTGCGAAATATTATGCCATCTGTTCGCTTAACTAACTCTGAGCTTGTCGAAGTTATCGTTGGAATGCGTCAAGCTGTTCAAACTGGTGAAGTGCCACAAATTGCCGCCGATACAGTCCAGCAGATCCAAAATGATCTTAAAACAACTAATGAATCTGATCCTTCAGCAATGCGCTCCGTGGCCAAGTTTGTAAGGCGTCACTTTACTAAAGAAGGGCTTTTAAACGACGAAGGTTTTGAGGCAAAAATCAAAAGTGATTCACTGAAAAAAGCTGGAGAAGAAGACGTTTCATTTGTTATCCACAAGTTTGAAGAGGCGATGAATAAAGAATTTGGCACTAAGAATTATGTGTCTATCTCAGAGGAGCAGTTGTTAAAAGTAAATAATTACCTGCATGGTGAAAAGGTTGCTGGGCTATCCACCGAGATGAAAGAAACATTGGATGGTATGCGTGCTTATCTTGACCGGTTATCCGGCGGTATGCAGAAAGCCATGGTCGATATGATGGTAATTCAGCGTGCAAAATTAAGTCAAGCAGATAATGAGGCGTTTGAATCCTTTTTAAAGGGTGAACCTGATGGCTATGTTCCTGCGTCAATTCGCAGCCACTTTGAAATGCACCAAACTATCAGTAAAAATATGGGTACTTATATGAATCGCTCATATGAGGCGTTTGATAATGCAAAATGGAAAAACAAAGCTCTCAAGAATAAAGACTTAATTAAGCGTGCAGAAGCCTATATTGCCGAGCGCAACCCTGACCTTATTCCAGAAGAGGTTCATGGTGCAGTACGTGCAATTCTTCAGGCCGCAAAAGATAAAGGGAATTTTTTCTCATTCATTTCTGGTGGCACCAAATACGGAACAAAAGATGTATCCATGCTAACTAATCGCAAGGATGTCCCTGATGTGATCCGTGAATTATTGGGTGAATATCTTGACCCACGTATTAATTTTGTTCGTTCAGCCACCAAAATGTACAATTATTTAGCAAATCATGAATTTCTAATGCAGCTGCGTAGCCGTGGCCTTGGGATTTTTATGTTTGAACGCCCTATAGGGAAATTCGACAAGCGTATTGCAGCCAAAGGCGCGGAAACAATGAACCCAATTGACGGCCTGTACACAACAGAGGACTTTATTCAGGGGCTGGAAGATATGCGTGATGCTATCGAGGGTGGGGCTGTTATGCGTAGCTTTATTCGCCTTAACTCAGCTGTTAAGTACGGCAAAACAATTCTTGCTCCAACCACTCAGGCCCGTAACTTCATGTCTGCAGCAATGTTCTCAGTAATGAATGGTCATTTTGATTGGAGTCATGGGCAAAAAGCGTTTCGCGCAGCCCAGTCAGATTTATTTACTAAAGATACAAAATGGCGTAAATACCTTAATAATTTGATTTCATTGGGTGTTCTACATGATAACCCTCGGGCAGAAGAATTACGGCATGCTTTGGAAGACTTTATGAATATCGATATTTATTCTAAGGGCCCAACCAAGTCACTACGCCGTTTCTTGAATTTCATGCAGCGGCTATATCAAGTTGGTGATGATTTTTGGAAAATTATTGGCTTTGAAAATGAAATCAAACTACAAATGGAAACCGGTAAGTCTCGTAAAGACGCTGAAATTAAAGCCGCTTATCGTATTCGTAATGGGTATCCAACTTATTCAATGGTCCCTCGTGCTGTGAAAATGGTGCGTCGCTGGCCGCTGATTGGTACTTTTGTTTCATTCCCATATGAAATTGTTCGTACTACAGCAAATCAAATGAAGTTTTTGAAAGAAGACGTGGCTGCTGGTAATACAAAAATGGTGGCTCAACGCACTTTAGGAATGGCAATGGCCACTTCAATTTCAGCCACTTTGTCATATATGTCTATGGTGATGATGGGCCTCGAATCTGATGATGATGAGGCAGTGCGGTCTTTAGCTGCCCCATGGGTACGCAATTCACAATTAATTTATTTAGGTTATGACGAGAGCGGGTATCCTAAATATATCGATTTTTCATATTTTGATCCGTACACATACCTGAAAAAACCAATTACTGCCATCTTAAATAAAAATAACGAAGGTATTGATAAAAAGGTATTAGATGCTCTGGTTGAGTTTCTTGAGCCCTTTATTGGCGTCGATATTGCAGCAGGAGCTTTAATGGAAATCTATTCCAATAAGCGTGCAGGCACCGGGACAAAAATTTATAATCCTGAAGCACCAACAGATGAAATTGCGTTGGATATGATTAATCATTTCCGTAAAGCCGCTCAACCCGGCGTTGTTTCTAATGCTGAGCGCATGACAAAAGCCATTCGTGGCGAAACATCACCTAGCGGAAAAGAATACAAGATTGAGGATGAAGCGGTTGCTTTGGTTGGCTTCCGTATGGGGACGCTTAACGTGCCGCAATCAATTTACTATAAAACTTTAGAGTTTAAGGATGTAAAATCATTAGCTACTCAACAACTTAATAAGGTTGTTGGTAGTGGATCAACAGTTACAGAAAAAGACATTAAACGTGGTTTTTCCGGGATGATCCGCGCCCGTAAAAAGGGCTTCACGGAAATGATTAAAATGGTGAATGCTGCGGAAAAATTAGGTGTTAAAAAGTCTGTGATTAGCCGTGTATTAAAGGCTGCTAAAGTTAATAAATCTGATATTCGTTATATTATGAATGGCCGTATCCCCCGCTGGCGTATGACATCTCAATTTATGGATGCAGCGCAAACTCGAGCATTAGCAACCGCTAATAAAGAGGGTCGCCCTAAGATTCGTAAGGATTTTTACAAGCGGAAAAAATATGTTTATGAGTTAATGAACGAACAAAAGGTCGATTAAATAAACCGACATAAAAAAAGCGGCTATGGTTAAAATCCAGCAGCCGCTTTTTGGTAGTTTATCTTCTGTGAATTGATGTGTTATTGCGCCAGCCACGATTGGGGCAAAACCTATAGCTAGCCCTCCTACGATAATCAATATCGGCATGAATAATATCGCAATAATCTCCATGCTTTAAGTATAGCACGGCCATAAATTTTATTTATATCTTAATTAATTTGCGTAATCGTTAGTTTGCCACCAAAAACAGCGCCAGTATCAATAAATGACGTGTTACCTAAAATTAAAGGCTCTTCTTTTGGCGTATGGCCATGAAAGGTTAAATTAACACCCTTAACTGGGTCAGTATCACCGCTCTCAATCCAAGTACGGGCCCATAACATTACCTGAATATCACGGTTGCTTGGGTCGGTTGCATCGTGCCAGTCTTCACTCGGAGGTTGTGCATGGCAAATACCAACAGTGCCTTTATCGGTTTCCACTGTTATTGAATATGGGACTGTTTCCCTGATAAATAAACAGAAACTTTTTACTTCATCAGCATCCCGTTGAGTTAGTCGCATAAACCAATCACCACCATTCAATAGCCAGTGGTGATAATCCACTCGATCCAATACTGCCTTTAACATCATATCTTCATGGTTCCCTTGCACAGCGAAAAACCAGTCGGCTTCAATTAAACGCAGACACTCAAGATTTTGTGGCCCTCGATCTACTAAATCCCCAACAGAAAACAGTCGATCCACATTTTTATCAAAACCGATGTCATATAGAGCTTCTTCTAATTTATCGAAGCAACCATGCAAATCACCAACAACATAGTCGTTGCCTTCGTTATTTATTTCAAATCGCTGTGTTAATAGCATACTGCTATCCTTATTTATTTTATTAAAAAATTAATGTCGTTTTTATGTTCTTCACAAGCCCAAACAGTGTCGTCATCTCCACGCATATAGTTCCATTGAATATCGACTTTATACCGACCTATTTTCCCACATTTGCATTTTGCACAAGTATTTTTCTTATGCTTAAAAACTCTTCCAATAATTGGATATTTTTTATTACTCATTTTTAAACTGTAAAGAACAGCTGCTCAAATTACCAATTAAATATTCTTATAGCGGCATCAGAAATTTAGATCCCTAGAAAAGAAAAAACCCCATTGAGTTTTAAAATTCAATGAGGTTTAATCAGTTGTCGAGTTTTGCACGCCTGACGGGATAATTATATCAAATATTCCCTTCACGTCTACTTTTAGTCACGTTTCAGTGGCAAAACATCAAACTCGACCGTTACGGTTTGCAACTGGTTCGTATACGCAGAGCATAAAAACACAAAATACCTGCACTGTCGCGCCCTGACAACAGGGACCTAAGAACAAGTTTCGGCTTGGATAATAGGGGAAGCAAGAGTACCCACTGGAAACAGTTGTTAGGCATGTAATTGGTGTCTTAGGGGAAAAGGGTGGGGTTGTATCTCGAAAAAATAGAGGACTTAAAAAATGTATGTTTATTTTATTGTTGTTGGTGATTATGAGGCCGTTAAAATAGGGACAGCTAAAAATGTTGAACATAGGGTGAATCAACTTCAAACAGGAAACCACAAGAAGCTCACTGTAATAAGAAAAATAAAATGTAAAAGCACAAAGAACGCATACCACATTGAGGGGGAGCTTCAACGAAAGTATAGGGAATACAATATATCTGGGGAGTGGTTCCATCCAATTGTCATAATAAAAGGGGAGTTTGATGGCGAAGAGTTTGATGAAATCAGGCATCGAGCGAAAAAGGCGGTCAAAAGGAATCAAGCAATAAAGGTAAAAATAAAATCAATTTATAAAAAAATACCAATCTGAGCAATAAAAAACCCCAATTAAGGGGCTTTCTATTACAGACAGAGTTCTCGCCACGGAATATCGGGCCTGATTTCCTCTCTCGGGATTGATGATAAATCTTCAAACATCTTAATAAATGAAATTGGAATGCCGCTTTTATCGCGGTGCATCCAGCTCCATATAGAGCCAATACGAACAGGTTTTGCTTCAGGGTCTTTCTCTCGAAGCTTTGCTGTTAATTTTCGAGCGACCTCTGCTGGGCCACCCATTAACGTAACCACTGCAGATGCTGCGTCTTGGTTCGCTTTTGTAGTTTCTTGTGGGGTCATAAATTTTCCTAATGTATCAATAAATATAATCGTTAAAATGATTATAGTTTATTGTTGACAGATAATCAATTGCTGAGCGACCATATGGATATGGGAAAACAGAATCAATATAACAAAGCATATTCCGTACTGGGTGGCGATGGAGAGTTTAAAGACTGCAAACCGTTACTATGTATGTTCTGGTCGCTGTTCGATAAAAAGAACTTTAAGCGGTTCGCAGCTATAAAAACAAAATCTGGATGTGGGTATGACTCTGAATATAAGTTGAACTTATTAAAAGCGATGACTGGAATATCCATATCAAGCCCTAACTACGTGGCCAGACAAAAACAACGAAAAGCATTTAATAATGGACGAGACAATCAAGAAAAATTAACAGATCCACGTGTTATTAAAATGTTCTCCATGAAAAACAAGGTTTGTTTTGTTTGTGAGGGTGAGCCACATCATCGTCACCATGTATTACAAATCCAATTTGGCGGTTCCAATTCTTTTAGAAATATCGTACACGTCTGTCGCTCTTGCCATAAAGAAATTCATCGTTCATAAGTTTTACTTATCCCCACATAAAAATAAAAAATTAGACAGTCCTCAATTGATGATATACATTTACTACACGCAAGAGATACTTAACGTGTACTGAGAGGGGGACTAATGAGTAACCAGAAGCAAAAAAAGATGGTTAGCATTCGCCAGTCAATAGGGACTGGCAAGAAGTTTTTTGAGCAAATCGCTCTAGCAGAAAAAAATGGTATGGTGTGGGCTAAAGAAAGCGGGTTTGCTATGCAGGCCATCGAAGCTAGCGAATACCTGCAAGGTTGCCCGATAGAATCATTCCGAAAAGCAATTATTAACATAGCCTCTATTGGCTTATCATTAAACCCAGCAGAAAAATTAGCTTATCTCGTACCTCGGGATGGCAAAGCCTGTCTGGATATCTCATACCGTGGTCTCGTTAAGATTGCCACCGACTCAGGCTCAATTATTTGGGCAAAAGCAATGCTTGTTTATGATGAAGATAATTTTGAATTTACTGGTGTGGATACAAAACCAATCCATACCTTTTCCGCTTTCGCTAAGCCAGAGGATCGGGGGCCTATTGTGGGTGGCTACTCAATAGCCAAGCTCCACAATGGAGATTATCTGGTGGACGCGATGTCAATTGCTGAGCTTGATGACATCAAAAAAACATCCAAAGCCCAGAATGGCCCATGGAAAACATGGCCAGAAGAGATGATGAAGAAAAGTTTACTTCGTCGCGGGTCTAAATCATGGCCAATCACGCAGCGGTTCATGGAAGCAGAAGCCCTCATTAATGAACATCAAGGCTTGACATCGACCAACATCGATAACTCACCGATTGAGTCAGCAGTTGTTGTAATTAGCGATGAACAGGTTCAAGAGCTAAATAAGCTGGCAGTTGAGTCAAAAGTAAATGTCGCCAAAATTTACACTGCTTTTGGCATTGAATCCATTGAGCAACTACCTATTGAGAAGTTTGCGGCATGCAAGTCTCGCCTAAAAAAAGCAGTAGATGCCCATAATAAAAAAGTGAAAGAAAACAAGCCAAAAAAAGGTAAAGATAGTGCTGACAGCGGAACAGAAAAGTAAGCGGCTAGGGAAAATCACCGGCTCCATAATGAGCACTATTATGGATGGTGGCCCTAAAGCATGGAACACCTTACTTGATCAGAAGAAGCTTGAAATAGAGCAGCCCGATATCTGTATAGGCGAAGAGGTGTATGCGCCATCACTTGACTGGGGGAATCGCTATGAACCTATGGCCATTGCGAATTATGAAATTGAGAATGGAGTGGATGTATTGGTGCCAAAGGTATCAATCGTTCACCCGAGAATTGAATATGTGGCGGTATTACCTGACGGACTTACTGATGATGCCGTTCAGGAAGTAAAGTGCCCATTTAATGAAGAGATTCACGCGATGACTGTGGTTCACGGGGTTGGGGCTGATACATATAAACCTCAAATTCAATCTGAAATCTGGTGTACCGAGAAGGAAGTGTGCCACTTTATCAGCTTTGATCCACGGTACAAAGATCCAGAGAAGCAGTTAATCGTTCTCGAAATTGAACGTGATAATAGTTATCTAGAGCGCATGGAGGAGAAGTGCGCTGAGTTTTATGAACATTTAATAGCTGACACTCGTTTGGAGGTCGGTTTTACAACAGAAATACCGGATTTATTTTAATGGCGATACTAAATTACACAACACAGGTTGCTACTGAGAAAACCGCAATAGAAATACAGATGCTTCTTGTGAAGGCTGGAGTTAAAGGGTTTATGACCCAGTTTGATGATGATGGAGTTATGACTGGGATCACCTTTCAGTTAAATACGTCGAATGGAGCTATGTACTTCACTTTGCCAGCAAATATAGACAAGCTTTATGTCGTATTACAGAACGCTGATATTGGGCGAAAATATAAAACGAGGGAGCAAGCCGCCAGAACAGCGTGGCGAATAATAAAAGACTGGATTAAGGCTCAGCTTGCTTTCATCGAAACAGACATGGTTGATATGGTTGAAGTTTTTTTACCATACATGCAAACAGAGAATGGCGAAACAGTATATAAGCGCCTACTGAATAATCAATTTTTACTATCTAAACTGTAGGAGAGAGAAATGTCAGCACAAATTATGAGTCCAGAGTCGCTGGGCAAAGCAACAGGCCCTATCGTGTCAAAGGGTGCAAATTTACTCGAGCAGGTTGGCCGGGTCGTTATCATCGATGATGACGTTTTAGCCACAGCCGGTGACTTAGCAAAAGTTATTAATACCCAGATAAAAAAATCTGATGAGGCTCGTACCGCTCTGGTTAAGCCGCTTAACGATCATGTGAAATGGATTAACACTCAATTCAAAGAAACTGTTGGTCCATTAAACACAGCTAAGGCCGATCTGAAAGTTAAAATGGATGAATATGTTTCTGCCCGGGCGATACGTCAGGAAGCAGCGGCAGAAGAAGCCCGTAAATTGGCCGAAAAAGAAGCTTTAGAGCGTGCTGAGCAGGCCGAAAAAGACGGTGACACCGATACAGCAGAAGCTATTGTTGAAGCTGCAGCTGATTTGCCAGACACCGTGGCTAAAGCTCCAATTGCTCGTGGTGATCTAGGTGCGTCAACATCAGCCAAGACAAACTGGTTAGGTGAAGTAGTTAATCTTAATGAGTTCCTACAGGCGATAATCGACGGCAATATCCCGCCTGATTTCATTGAAATTAAACAGGCTAAATTGAATGCGCTGGCTGTTAGCCGTAAAGTTGAAAAAACCAACTTCGGCATCAAGCTGTACAAGAAAATTTCTGCTGCTGTGAGGTAAAAGTTTTGTTGGGAGGCCAAAGTGGAGAAGGCAGGGGTGACTGGGAACGCGATTTGACGCTGAGCACATTACCCTAAATCGTGAATCAAAGTTTAAACGAAGATGTCGGAGGTTCAAATCCTCCCCCCAACACCATTAATTTTATTTATAACCAGATAAAGAGAAATTATGAAGCCAGCAATAGACAAGAGCGAATCTGATCCAAATGAATTGCTAGGCTCGATAACGAAAAGGGAAACAGACGTGCTTAAGCTGGTTGCAGAAGGGCTATGTAATAAATTAATTGCTCATGAATTGGGGATTAGTGTTGGAGTTGTAAAGCTTCACGTTAAAAGCGTTCTGGGTAAATTAAATGTGCATAACAGGACTCATGCGGCGGTAATTTATGTAAAAGCTCAATTAATTGGCGTATATAACCCAACAAAAGAAATTATTGTAGGCAGGATACATGAATATTGCGGCAGGAAATTTCATCAAGGTTGCGCATCATCACTACCTGAGACACTAAAAACCGGCAGTGTTTTGAAAGCAATAAATCTCGATGAATACTTTTTTAAAGAGTGAGAGATAAGTAAATTCTATAACAACACAAGGAAAATTAATAATGGCACGCGGAGTAAATAAGGTAATTCTAATAGGTAATCTTGGGCAAGATCCTGAAGTTAAGTACATGCCTAATGGCAATGCTGTGGCTAACGTGACAATCGCCACAAGCGAAAGCTGGAAGGATAAAAATACCGGTGAGCAGGTTGATAAAACTGAATGGCATCGTATTGTGTTTTTCCGCAGGCTGGCCGAGATTGTTGGTGAATACCTTAAAAAAGGCTCCAAAGTCTACATTGAAGGCAAACTGCAGACCCGGAAATGGCAGGATAAAGACGGCAAAGATCATTGGACTACTGAAATCATTGCTAACGAAATGCAAATGCTTGATTCCCGTGGCGGTGAGTACAATGAAAACAATGCAAGTTCAGCAGCAAGTGGGCAGGATAATTCGGCTCCGAGTCAGGCAGCACCAGCAGCTAATAATGACTTTGATGATGATATACCCTTTTAGACATCCCATTGACATTCGCTTATCTGAGTGCTAATTTAGACTCAGAGGTGAATTAAAATGAAAAAATGTTCTAGGTGCGGGTTTAAAAAAGAAGAAACTGAGTTTGGTAGCCGTATGGCCTCTCATGATTTTTTGATGGCAGCATGTAAGGCTTGCTTAAAGATTTCTGATAAAAAACGGGATCAAGATCCAGCTCGTATTCAGAAGAAAAAGGATTATTCTAAGACAGAAGCTGGAATTGTTGCTGGTAACAGGGCAAAACGTAAATGGCGGGATAAAAATTCGTTTAAGCGGTCTATCCACGTAACAACGGGAAACGCGATTCGGGATGGTTTGTTAGTTAAAGCGCCATGCGAGTGTTGTGAAGAGCCAATAGTTCATGCACACCACGATGATTATGATAAACCACTTGAAGTTAGGTGGTTATGTAGTAAATGTCATGAAAAATGGCACGAAGAAAACGGTGAGGGTTTAAACGCACAATGTACATCTGGGTCATAATTTTAACTTATATGACCTACGAGATGTGGGAGAACATGGGTCCGTTTGGGCTTGTGTTAGCTTCACCATTTATTGGATACACAGTCGCATGGTTTATAACGAGGAGAGGGCCGTGAGAGAAAAAATAATTTTAACCTTATTTGTGCTTGCTATGCTTGGCGTAGTAATGGTTCCATTTGCAGTTATTATTCCAGCAGCTAAAGAAGCTGGGGTGGTATTATTTTCGGTTTCTGGCATAGCTTCGCTTACTATGGTGATTTTTTCTGTTTGGAAAGAACAATGACTGACCGACCAATATACGAGAACGAAGCCAGCTTAAAGTCAGAAGAAAAGACTATGTTTGAGGTCGAAAAAGCTTGGGGTTCGGAAATGATTAAGCTGCCGATGAAAAACAAAATCGACTGCTTAATGAAAAATAAGAAAAATGGCTTGCCCAGAGCTTTTGTTGAGTTAAAAAACAGGGCGTGTAAACGTCATAAATATCCAACATATATGATTAGTCTTGATAAATGGGTTGCCGGGTTGAATTTGGAAGCGTATACGAATTTACCCTTTATTCTGGTGGTTAATTGGGATGATGAGATTGGATACCTTAAATGCAAGGAAGCCATCAAAGTAATAACCGTCAACATGGGTGGTCGCACGGATCGAAGTGATGCTCAAGATATCGAGCCTGTTGTCCATATTCCGATTTACTTATTTGAAACACTGGTGAAGTATGATGACTAAAACACAAATACGAATTAATACAGTATTGACAAGATTATCCGCGTTGGTAGTTGAAGATGCAGATTTTACTGGGTTTTTGGCTGCAGATTTAGAGTCAATGTTGAGCGATATACATAATCAAGATGGTTTTGGGACTGAGGGGCAAACAGATCCAAGGGGTGATTTTCGTGATGGTAAGTGGAGTATGGATTACGTTTATGGGGTAGACGAGTAATGAGTGACGCTCATTGGGAAGATGTAGCGATTTTAGCTGACTACGGTGAATCCTCTGGCTCTGGTCCGTGGATTAAGCTCCTTATGCCAATACGGGACATGCCAAGATGGAGGGGCTTAAAAGGCTCCACATACGTCATGACGGCATGCGTAGTAGTGGAGGCCAACGGTAAATATGAGTTAAATAAAGATTTTGTCTGGCGCAACGATGGCCAGCAACTTGGTTTTGGCGAAACAGATACAAAAGGTGGTTGGGTTAAGTTCCGTGTCGAGCCCGAGGATCTAACATTTTTCCGTGGCAACAAGGATGAATATTTCTATTGGAAATTCATTTTAAGTGAAAAGGTGGAAAAAATTGTCAAAGCCAAAAATAAAGCTAAAAAAGAAAAAGGTGAGTGGGGACACGAAGTCAGGGACCTACATCAATCTGGATTTTTCAAGAACCCAAAGCTCTGGAAAATCATTGGCACCGATCAACAGTATCAGGAGTTTACTCGGAAGCGACGCTGCATTGTTACTGGTGGTTTCGACTGGGATGGCGAAAAAGGTGTGGAGCGAACTGAGTTTGCCCATGTACGACGAGCTGGTGATTCAGGAACGGCGTACAAGCCAGAATTTAGTGGAGTTCCTCTTGTCAGCGAAATACATCGACTTCAACATAATGGAGGCGAAACGGCCGCATATGACAAATATTTGGTTCGACGAGGCATCGATTCTGGTGGAGTCGTCACGGAAACAAACGCCAGAGAGTGGTTCGAGAAAAAAGCATTAGAAAATGTGGAGAAGTGGGCCCATGAAAGGCTATTAATTAAGTTAAATGAGTGGATAGAAACATTCGGTCAATCCAAAGTTGATTCTCTTACTAAGATTGAGCCTCATTATCTACTTAGTTGGGCTGCTACAAAGAATATAATAAACAACCTGCCAAAATGTTATCAGTAATTTTATGCCCACATAAAATCTTTTAATTACCATTATGCAAAGTTGACAGGTACGATTCAATTATGATTAATAAAAAAATATTAAGAACAGACCAAAAAAGCATATATGATGCGATCCGTGAGGCGTATCGCCAAGGCTTTAGAAAAATATTGGTTCAAGCCCCAACTGGCTTCGGAAAATCTGTTCTTTTTTCCAAAATAATTGGCGCTGCTGACGAGAAAAAAAGCGAAACCTTATTTCTCGTTCATCGGCGCGAACTCGTTAAACAAGCCTCCCGGCACATGACAAATGAGTCTGTTGAGCACGGAATCATCATGGCTGGCGAGGTCCCTAATCTCGCTCATCATACTCAAATGGCCAGCATTCAAACGCTATGGGCTAGAGCTGTAAAAAAAGCTAGGATCAACCTTCCTCGCTCTGATTTACTAGTAGTTGACGAAGCGCACCATGTCGGCAGCAAAACCTATGACCACTTGCTTGAGTTTTATGAAGATTCATTTTTAATTGGCGTAACAGCCACTCCAACACGCAAAAATGGTAAAGGGTTAGGTAATTATTTTGATTGCATGATTTTAGCCAGAGACCACGGGGCCAGCGTAAGACAGTTAATGGATGCTGGGTTTTTAGCTGAAGCTTCTTATATGGTTCCAGCTATACCGAACTTAGAAGGTATTCGATCTCGAGGTGGGGACTGGGTTGAAGAGGAGCTTGGCGAAGTTATGAATGATGCTACGCTTGTCGGTAACTTGGTACACCATTACCAAGAATATGCTTTAAATAGAAAAATGATTGCATTCTCGGTTAATGTTGCTCACTCAAGAGCTATTGTTAATATGTTTAATGCAGCTGGAATAGCGGCTGCACACGTGGATGGGAAAACCCATCTTGAAGAAAGAGACCAAATCGTTGCTGATTTTGGAGCCGGTAAGTACAAAATACTCTCAAATTGTGAGGTGTTTACCGAAGGCGTTGATATGCCTGATGTTGATGGCGTTATCCTAGCCAGACCAACAAAATCACTAAGAATGTACCTCCAGATGGCGGGGCGTGGTTTACGGCCAAAATCTGATGGTGGTGATTGTTTAATAATGGACCATGCTGGTAATGTATTGCGCCATGGCCCCGTTGACGAAGAGCATGAGTGGGACTTAAATGAGAATGAGAATGTATCTGAACGTGACGCCAAAAAGAAAGACGATGATGGGGTTAAAGACGAACCGAAAGATTTTATCTGTGGAAACTGCGGCTTCCTCTTCAGGAAACAAGATATCTGCCCGAAATGCGGGACGCCGCTTGCCCATCATGCGGAGGACGTTGAGGTTGCACGGGGAAAGCTCGTTGGCTTACCTAAAGTTAAAAAACCTAGGAAAAAAGAGGCGTCGTTAGAAGAGCGGCAAAAATGGTATTCGATGTTCTTACTGCATGCAGCAGAAAAGGGGTATCAGCCCGGTTGGGCTCACTATAAATACAAGGATAAATTTAAACAGGTGCCACCCAACAGCTTCCACCGGGGACTTGAAAAACCCACTGAGGAATTTAGTAGGTACATCACATATTTGAATATTAAAGCCAGATATCAGAGCAAGCAAGCATGAAGGCATACATGGTTTTTTCAGGATACCCCTCGGATGGATGCTTGCTTGTTTATGCAGAAACAAGAAATAAAGCTAAATATTTAGCTACTGGGTCTTTATTTGACTGGGAATATTGGGAAATAAACACTAGGCGGGAGCCAGAATATGATAAATACCATGATGCGCCATTAGTTATAGAGGACAACAATGATCTTCCAGATGATGCGCCAGATTTTTTCGAGATGCTAATATGAAAAATAAAGCTATCGATAACATGGTCTCAATGTGGGATGGAATCTATATGGGTATCAATTTTATTGATGGCGTAGAAGTTTACCTATACCTAAATGAAGGGCCGAAGATGATTGTAATAAACTTCGATGTTGATGAAGATTGGAGTAAGCATTGCGATATAGTTATCCCTCAAAAAATAATGAGAACCATCCTTAAAATGGAGGATTTATTTGATGTTCCTTGCATAATCGCCGCCAATTATAACGACAGGCAAAGCTGGGTAAGGGTAATGGATGTATATATGCGACTGAGAGATTTTCTCGGTAAGAGATTAGGAAAGCTCACTTTTGAGGATGATGTTTATATCCCAAAAGAGATGTTCAAGTTGCTTATTAAGGCGGCCCCCAGTGTCGCTGAATAAGTGGAAAAAAAGTCTTAAACGGGTGTTTTATGATGAAGACTGTATTATTAATGAGATTAAACAGTCGAAAAGACACTTAAAAATATACTCAGTATTACCATTGGGGGGAAAAAGAATGTTCGTAACGTGCATTACCCCGTCAGATAAAAGAAAAGCGTTATTAAATTTTAGATCAGATGTCAGGAGAGCAGTGAAGCATGAGCGAAAACAGCGAAATAATTAAATGGTATTTGACAGAATTATCTTGCCAAGATGGTGATGATATTGAGTCAAATGAAATTGAAATTATGGGCGAGGATGAGAATGGGAACGAAGGATTCTTTTCTGTAAACATCACAGATATAGCTGAAAAAGCGCTTGAGTATACCGCTAAACTTGAGAAGGTTACTGAGGCGGCTAAAGCTCATATTAATTTCGATTTACATGAATACATACATGATAAAGAGGTTGGGAATCTTGTAAATCGCCATCCCGCCACCGTAGCTTTATTGGAAGCCTTAATGGAGTTAGGAGAAAGCAAGTGAGAGAAAGAACAGTCAGCATCGATAAACGTAAATATGGCACACCACAGCCATTTTTTGACCGGCTAAATGCGACATTTGGACCATTTACATTAGATCCGTGTGCTGAGCCATCAACAGCTAAGTGTAAATTATTCTTTACAGAAGAGGATGATGGGTTAGCCCTTAATTGGGGCCGGAATTATGTCTTCATGAATCCACCCTTTGGCCGCCATGAAAAAGCGTGTAAGAAAAGCTGTAAGAAAAAGCGCTGTGAGGAACGGGGCCACCATATCGATAAAGATATTGCAGGCACTGAGGACTGGGTTCAAAAAGCATGGGTTGAGTCTCTAAAAGGGGCAACCGTAGTTGGAATAGTCCCCGCCTCAACAGGAACAAAATGGTTTCACGACTATGTGATGCGAGCCACGTACTTAATAATCGTCGAAGGCAGGGTTAGTTATATGTACGAAGGGAAGACAACCGGCTCCCCTGATTTTGACACTATCGTTGCTGTCTGGACGCCAGAAGGTAATGATGGTGTTCCTGAGTTAATGACAATGAAGGCCGAGTTGTGAATATTGACATTACTGATGAATATATTAACAAGCTTTTTGAAGGCACAAATTTTGGAGAGTCCACTAATAAAAGCGTAACAAAAAAACGTGAGCTAATCGCTAAAACCCTCAAAAATCAAGTTGATGGCTATTGGTCTGGTCATACCGCATACCATATTGTAGTTAGAGGTGGATTTTTAATTGATGCTAAGTCTGGAGATCCTAAAATATTAACAGCCCTCGGTGAAAGTTTTTTGGAGAAAGAATAAACCGTGACTGACGGAATCAGTTAATTAAAGAGAGGAAATACCAATGCCAGAAGCAAATGAAACACCAGAAGCGGAAAATAATAATCCCGAAGGCCAAAAAGCGGCTGAAGACGTTACCGCAACAGAAAAAACTAAGTGTGAAATCCCGTTCTTCGATGAAACGGCGTCAATACTGGAAGATGGCGGCGAAATAAACGTCATACTTAAACAGCTGTTTGAAGCATGTAAAGCGAAAAATATCCCGATGTTTGCTGCGCTAGCTTACAAAGTTGAAGATACTGGGGAAGGTTATGATGTTCATATCCGTGGCACAAATACTGTGGGGAAAGCCGGTTTTACGCCTAATCCATTGAACGCAATGAAAGCGGTGTCTGAAAACAAAGCGTTGACTAATCTAGTTTTAGATATAGTTTACGATCCAGTAAAAGCTGGCTTACTTAACCTTGTTGGTAAAATGCAGGAATAACAGTGGCAAATTATTCATTTGAGCTAACCAGAGAGAGCGTTACTTACGTTATTAACAATCTCTCTGGCCAGACTCGCAATCTGAATGATTATGAAAATAAATTTATTGCCAATATGAAACAGCACTATATTGTTGAGAATAAATTTATGTCAGATGGCCAGTATAAGTTTTTAAGTAGTCTTTGGGAGAAGTATTAATGAAAGAATATTTAGCTTTATGCACTCGAGTAATAAAAGAAGGTGTTTGGGTCACTAATAAACGCACCGGTAAAAAGTGCTTAACTGTAATTAATGCCGATCTTACTTATGATGTCAGTGAAGGGCTTTTGCCAATACTGACTACAAAAAAAGCATACTGGAAGCAGGCAATTGCCGAAATGCTGGGGTATTTACGTGGCTACACCAGCGCAGCTCAGTTTAGGGAGCTTGGATGTAAGACTTGGGATGCTAACGCCAATGAAAATGAAGCATGGCTGAATAACCCTTACCGTAAAGGTGAGGATGATATGGGTGAATGTTATGGTGCTCAGGGTCGCAGGTTTATGGATCGTGACGGACAACCATTTGACCAGCTAGTTAAGGTTTACAACAGCTTAAAGTCAGGTAACGATGATCGCAGGGAAATCCTTACGTTTTGGAATCCAGCTGAGATAAGTCGGGCATGTTTAGCCTCATGTATGCACACTCACACATTTAGTGTTCTTGAGGGGGTGTTATACCTCACAAGCTACCAGCGCAGCGATGATTTACCACTCGGCCATGGATTTAATCAGATACAGGTTGCGTGGCTGCTCATGATTATGGCGCAGATCACCGGTTTAAAGGCAGGTAAAGCATTCCACAAGATTGTTAATGCTCATATTTATGAGGATCAGTTAGGTTTAATGATGGGAACGCAGCTTATGCGAAAACCATTCCCTTTACCAACTTTAGAGATTAATCCAGACATCCAAACCTTGGATGACCTGCTGACTTGGGTAACTCTGGATGATTTTGAATTGATTGGGTACGAGCACCACCCAGCAATTAAGTACCCATTTAGTGTATGAAGCCAATCTGTAACGCAGTATCCACATTTGCATTCTTATGTGCGTTACCAGCATCAGATATAATGTTCTTATCCCCAAGCTGGGATAGGATTTTAATTTTTGTAATTCTAGTGTTGAGCAGTTGGGTTTTACATCTATGTGGAACCCTCGATTATATTGAGACACCGACTAAAAACATTGATACACTAAGATAACATTATCTACCGAGTAAAGAGCTATGTCAGGATCATGGAAGAAAGGTAAGCCAAGAACTACATCGATGCTTGATGGCATAAAAGACGAATTCATCAACCTATATAATACTATGACCGACGATGATTTAGCTGAACACTTTGGGGTGGCTACAATCTCCGTTAGCAGATGGAGTAAAAAACTTGGTTTAACAAAAGTCAGAGTATTTAACGGATCTCCAAATTTTCAGAAGAGTAAAGACGAATTCATTAAACTACATGACCAACTCCCAGACAAAGATTTAGCTTTTATGTTTAATATATCTGTTGGTAGTGTTGAGCAGTGGCGCTCAAATCTTGGATTAAAGAAAGATCCAAAGAAAAAATGGGAGTTAAACGAGCACCCGAAAGGTTATAAAGGTAAAAAACATTCACCTGAAACCCGAAAAAAACTAGGCGTAAAATCAAAAAAATATTGGGATGATTTGTCAGAGGAAGAAAAAAATACTGCAATCTTAACTAGATGTAAGACAAGGTTGAAAAATGGCACGCTTCACCCAAAAAACAGGCGTAAAACAACATGGAAGTCAGGCTGGAGGGAGATAAAAGGTAAGCGATACTATTTTCGTAGTCGTTGGGAATTTAACTACGCATTGTATCTTGATTTCCTAAAAGAAAAAGAATTTATAATTGATTGGGAATTTGAGCCTGATACATTCTGGTTTGAGCAAATCAAGCGTGGCGTCCGGTCATATTTGCCAGACTTTAAGATACACGGTAAATCTGGGATCATTTACCATGAAGTGAAAGGGTGGATGGATGATAAAAGTAAAACCAAACTTAAGCGTATGGCGAAATATTATCCAGACGTTAAGTTGGTCGTTATCGATTCCAAAAAATATAATGAAATCAAGAAAAACATGAGCGGTATTTTAAAAGGGTGGGAATTTTAAAACGGAACCCACTCGGACGCGCCAACAACAAATAATACCATTAAAATAATATAAGATATTTTCACTCCCCTTCTCCTTTTTTGAAATATTCATAAGCAGCATTGCATACGGCTTCGTTGACTGACTTGCCTTTAAACCGAGTAGCGGGGTCTATTGGGTTGGTATAACACTCCCATCCATCAGAGCTATAATTTATTAAATTAGTTTTCAACTTCTCCATTATCTCAACCATCTGGTCGTTGTTTGTGAGGGGGGTATAAACAAATTCTTTGTGGTTTTCCCATAGTAATACCTTACCTTTAAATGCCGGTGGGTAGTCGCATATTCTTACATCTTTCCCCATCCCTTCTGCTATAATTTTTAACTTTTCAGGCTCCATAGTATTCTCCTAATTAGCACCATCCTTGGCGCAGGTTAAGTTATTCGTACCAGTAAAAAGATACCCAGACAGTTTTACCTTCCAAGCCACGTTTACAAATTTCTTGGTAAGCGTGATCCGTTAGGCATTCACGCTGCCATTTATTTCCATAGAAAACGTCGCAATCAGTGTTTTCAAAGCGAACCTTATATGAATTAGGCGTTTCTTCTGAGCTCACAACAAGGGTAATCGACTTTGTTTTTTAGGTAAAGTGAACAGTTCACCTAAAATTTCACGGCATATTAACGCCACTTTATTACCAAATGGCGTGAAATAATCCTCACCAAATGCGGTGCGGCGGTGCTTTAGTTTTATTTCAATTTTACTCATTTTACTTCTCCTTCTCTTTTAGTTAAAAAATTATAAGTGCATCGGCATTAAGTAGTATTTGGCTTTAGTTTGCTTGCCAAAATCCACTTTAATTGCAGAATGTTTATCACAGCCCATTAGCAGTCTGACTCCCCCAAAATAACCAAGGGCGGCATAAACATCTAACAAGTAAGCTGGGTTGAAGCCTATAGATGGCAGTTTGGCGTTGCTATATCCATTAACAATAAAATCAGTATCAGGAAACTTACCAACCTGAATATGGCAAATACATTGTTCGCGCACCATGCTGTTTTTACCGTAATAAGTCCACGTCATTTCTTCATAACGCTCAGGATTGCGTCCAGTTTCGATAGTTATATACTTATCAGACTTTAAAGGTTTTCTTGCAGGCAATTTAAAAGTGATGCCCTCGCAGAAATGGTTTAATCCATTAAATAACGGATCTTCTAATTTTACCGGAACAATAAGCAACCTATAACCATCGGAAGCCATTAGTTGTTCGCTGTCAGGAGGTAAATGCACACCTTTTAAGTAAGTGCGAATCTCCTCGGTAGGAACCACTTCAAAAAGGGCCCTCATGTAATTTGTATCAATTGTCACTTTCATGATTTTCTCCGAAAAAGGGCCCGAAGGCCCATTAATTTATTCTTCCCAGTACAAGTTAACCCAGCAGGTAGCACCATTAAGGGCGTGACGGCTAATAAAAATATCTGCATCACCAAAAAGACACTTGTAATGCCATTCCCCCTCATAAAAAACATCACAATCATTGGGTTTGCCAAACCGAACTTTATAGGAGTTTTTAGTTTCCTTGTCGCTAATAATAAAAGTGATTGGGGTGCTGCGTACTTTTGGCAAGGTAAATAATTCACCTAACGCATCATGGCACAATAAACAATCACCATTGCGCTGGTATACCCCGCCAACATGTTTAAGTTTTAATGTAATCTTACGCACAATATTTCTCCTCTTTTAATAGAAGGGGGCCCGAAAGCCCCAATAATTAGTGAACAATTAAACCAGAATCAGCATCAATTGTTACGCCACACACGCCATCAACGATACCGTGTAAAGCGTTACCAACACGTGGTAGGTCAGCTAAGCCGCCTTTCAAGTTCTCAGTGACAGCATTAAACAGACGCCATGCAGTGAAGCCTTCGGCCTTGAACTCAGGGTGCTCAGGGTGCTCAAACGACTTAATGATCTTAGGGATCTTAGTGGCAGTAACCACACGAGCACGTAATAATTCAATCAACAAGTGATCTGACAATTGCTGATCTAATTCAGTAGCCTTGTATTTTTCAATACGTTGGTCTTGAGAAACACGCAAGCCATTAACCTTGCCAACAGCGGCGTCGATTAACCCAGTTAAATCACGGTTGATATTAGTGGTATGCCGACGGCCAACCTTTATTTCACCAGAAAAGCATAGGTTGTCACAAACGAAAACACCCGATCCAACCACAAGGCCAGCGGGGAATGATTTGTCATGCGAGTTACGCAAGCCCACGATAGTATGGTAATCGTCGTGATTATGGCCGTTGGTTATTTCAAATAAGCCAAAATAACGATTATCATTGCGAGCCAAGGCATGTTGTTGACCAACAATTTGATAGCCAGCAGACGATAATGAGCGTTCAACCTCATCAACTAAGGTGCCATGGGGAATTGGCGTCCATGATTGAGTGGGTGCTGGTGTTTGAGTTCTTTCTAGCTGCTCACGATCAACAGCAAACCCGCCAGCGTGAAGTAATAAATTTACATTAGACATAGTAATACCTCTCTTTAAGTGTCCGACGCCAGAATTAGCGTCGGTATTAGTTTAAATTACCGTGGATCGACATAACCATAGTGATAGCCTAATGGCCCGATCCACTTAACTTCAATAATTTCACGGCCAGCAGTGGTGCGACTTAAACTCACAACCAACTCAGTGATGCGCTCTTTAAAAACAATCAATGGCTCATCAGGCCGACGCCGTGGAAAGTCAAAACTGTCAACAAATTCGACAAGTTTCTCCTGTTTATCCCCGTAAAAATGAACCTCACCTCGGCATTGTTCTGCCATATATTTCTCCTAATAAATGCCTAAAAGGTAATTATGGCCTTATAATACTCAATTTGATAATGAGTATTTTTAATAGGGGTATAATTTTATTTATGCCTAGCAATGTAAACTTGATACTGGCCAGCTGTGCTTGATGGGGTGATTTCTGTTATCTCACCCAACTCAATTAGCCGGTCAATACAAGCTAACATTTGCCAGCCACTGCCGCTCTGATTAGCAATAGCTTCTTGCAATCTAAATGCACCAGCTGTTTTTAAAAGCTTATGTACTTTGTCACGGATAGCTAGAAACATTACTTGACCAGCCTCGGTGAACAGTTCTGCTTTTTCAACTTCATAATCGTACATTACTCACCTCCAGAAAATGGTAATTCGCCACCATGAAGCCAGTCGTTATGGGTCTCAACAATTGACTGAGTGAAACATAGTTCTTCATGTATGCCTCCCCACTGCTCCCAGCTTTCATGGCAAGCTTCAGCTGTGATCTCGGAGCCAGTATTTAAAGTAATACGAAGCTGGCGAGATTCTAAGTACCTGTACTCAATAGTAGTAACTACTAAAACGCTCATCGGATTCTCCTTTCTCAGTTAGTCCGACAATAGACGCCATTACTGACGCCTATTAACTGAATAACTAAATAAATGTGTAGTCGTAATTATCTACAAGGTCGATTGCGTCCTCATCAGCCTTGTCTTTATCGAGAAGGGTCATTTTTAAGTGACCATCGGGATACGTGGCTACTCGCCTAATATTATCGCCGTTGTTCTGGTAGTCGATAATAATGTCACGGTCTGGGTTAGTTATTTGCATCGACATTCTCCTTAATAATTTGATTCAGCGGTAAACTCGCAGAATGTTTCCCCGCGATTTTTACGTGCATCATTGTGTTGTTTACAGATCCGCTGAGCCTTTTCAATAGAGTCAACGGTTGTGACGTAAGCTTTACGGCCAACATAGGGCTCCCAGCCATCAGGCCAAGATTTATTTCTTTTCCATGCCGCACGTTTAAAGATCACTTGATTTGCCATAACTTAATCCTCATCGATATAGCTGTTAAATTCACCAACACGATTGCCATTGATATCTCTAAGGGCAATCGATGCGTTTTTAAGTTCCCAGCCGGTTGACAGTCCAGCCAAAATACGCGCCACTTCATGATCATGATTATCACCATCGAACGCGGCATTATTTGTGTGAATGGTAATTGTTATATGGGACATTACGCCTCCGTGGTGCGTTTAAGTATGCGACTGAGGTAATTTTCCAGTCGATAGGAAACAGGACGCTCAAACGCAAGGACTCAATACTGCGTTTAGTGTCAAACTTAAGTCTAATCTTGCGAATTGCGCCCGTGGTGTGTGTAACAAATAGCTTATGGAATACCATAATTTTCTCCAAGTCTCATCAGTACGGGTATATCCCGCAGACACGCCTCCCAGCGTGTTTCGACTATTGCGCTATACGCTCAAATACTGCCTCGCCATTACTAAAGGTGGCCACATGCCGTAGTTCACCCAGTAACTCGTTGAATTTCTTAGCAATTTGCTGGCACCAATGATAGGATAAGTTTTGTGAGCCAAAATCCTCGGCGTAGAAACAGTCTCGCTCAATAGGCACTAATGAAATTGCAGCTAAGCCGCAATATTCTGAGATAGTTACCTGACAATGACTGTTTTCGAGGACTACATGATCCTCACGTCCGATCCAACTATCAGCCTCATCAAGTGATGGGAAAGCATTTTGTAGTTGCTGAATAATATCCTCTTGGAACATATCCCATTCCCATTGAGAATCTTCATCAGTCATATATGTAACGTCACGGTATGCAATAGCTACCGCTCCGTTTGGTGTTGATACTGATCTGCTCATGATATTCACCTCTCTTTTAGTAAAACCACATATACCCATCATTAAAAGCATAGGTATAAATTGTTTCACCGCTCCTTGACGATATCGTCCACCACTGTATCGATGGTCTCCCATGTAAGGCCATAATTGCAATCATGGTTATTTTTTATCACTGAGAGAACATCAATGCACTCCTGTTCAGTAAGTTTAATTTTAGATTCAAGTGCACGGTGTTTAACATCATCAGTACACCAGATAATAGCAATGGCTTTACCTTCATTAAAATCCTGCTCATATTTCTTAATTCTATCAAAGTTTGGCATGGTTATTTCTCCTGTTTTGTTCTATAATTCAAAGAGTTATCTCATCAGTATGCAAGTTCTCAACTTACACAGACACGGCCTCGAACCGTGTTTCGATAGGTTTAATGTTGGTTAGGGCAAGTGAAGTATTTGAAGCCATGAATGTAGTGCTCTTCTAATACAGCACCCTTTTTGGTAACGATTAGATTGTGTTCGGCTTGACGGATAGCAATTGACAGCTGGGATTGTAGTTCTTTAGCTTCAACTATTGAGATGCGAGCCTGAGACCGGTCACGGCCAACTACAATTGGCCTAGTTTGACAAACTTCATCCCTAAGCGGGCTAGACTTAATTGGCTTAGGTTTATATATTGCAGTGAATTGAGTAGGCATGATGTGCTCCTTACTTAGTTGACTAAGTGGTTATTGAACTACTAACCAACAATAGGCCAGTAGTTCACAGATTGATAATTGAATTTATTTATAGGGGTATTAAGAGCGTGATCCCTTTGGTACTGAGACACGCCACACTTCATAAATGTGGTGAGCTCTGTTATTAGTCCAGTCTTCGACTTGACCATTAACCACTGAGAAAACATGACTATGAACGAAGCAAAGAAAATACCCAGACTTCAATCTTTTGCTGATTGTTTTGGGTGTGAACTTTGAACCGTTCTTTTGAAGTAATGGTTTACCGTTTCTATTAGTTACAGGGGCAAGCTCACAACCTAACCGCTCAGCGGCTAAAAGAACGCCTTCATTGCTCAAGCCATGGCCATCTTTACGGCCTGAGCTAGCGCATGCAGCATGGGCTTTAAAGTATGAAACACGGCAAGCGATAGACGTAGCAATAACAGAACAATTATTATTGTCATTTTTTGCAAGTCTTGACCGCTTTATTTTAGCGTATCGTTTTGACATGGGATGACCTCCAGTTAGTGAGTAGTCTCATCAGTACCAACATACTCAAGTTGGTAGACTGGCCTCCAGACCAGTTTCGACATTAGGGAATGAATAGCTCAGCATCAGTCGCTCGACCGGTTGAGTTATCATTCTTGGTTATAATGCAGTCAAAGAATGGATATTGTTTAATAGCTTCACGGTTAGGAGCTAATACCCACTTGATATCCCAGCCTGTAACAGCACCAGCTGGTTGCAATTTATCGCAATAGGTAACTGGCTTATCATTACAGGTATATATCTCGAATAGGTCATTGTTCAGGATATCAACCATTGTATTAATTGATAAAACGCCTTTTGTATCATGAACAGCCTCATAACGAAGTATAAGAGGTATAACGTCTTTATCATTAGTCTTATCGTCTTGTATCCGTATGAATCTAACGGCTTGCTTCATGTCTATACGTTCCCGTAGTGCACTGATTAGAGCTCTATCTGTATTCATGTTGCACCTCACTTATAAAATAGTGTAAAGAATGAGAATCATTATCATTTAGATTATCGTTTAGGAATAACGATTTATTTGGGGGAAAGCCCGCCTTTCACGGAAAATTCCTCGTGCGCGTGGGATATTAAAGATTTGCAGTATTTAAAATATCATCAAAGTACGATTGTGGCTCTAATTTAGCCTCAGCGCCGCCTAACCACGCATTTATGTGCTTACTGGTAGTGGCAGACCATTTTTTCTCAGTCTTCACATACTTGCCATTGCCGTGATAAAGCACTGCTACTGGCGTTTCATAGCTTATCAAGATGCTTTTAGCGTCCGTTTCTATCACTGTCACGTTGTTTGCTAGTTTTCTTAGTTTCATGATGGTTTACCTCACGTTTAGGGTTAGACATAGCTGCCAAGCGCTTTAACTGCGCCAGATAGCCCAGATTCTTAGTATTAAGCATGATGTTTACTCCAGTTAATAAAGCAGAGCGTTCTCAGGTGAAAGCGCTCTGGTTTATCGATGCTTTCATTCCAGTGCTATGCTGGACTTCTCCACATCCCGACTGATTATACTGAGCCGTTCCAGTAACCAACACCAGAATGCGCGTCGGTATGATTAGACAATAGGGGAGAACTCCTCAAAGTGCCAATCGTTTGTGTTTATGAGCTCATTAGTTTTATTGATACATCATCAAATCAGGCTGGATTTGCTCCCATAAGTAGACGGAAGGGACACGAAACACAGACTTACAGCACACTGCGGCTCAAAAGTGCCGGAATATACGGGTTATAACAAAGGCATGAGAAGACGTGAGGTATACCAAAGGTATACCGGCTTGATGGCCAGCATCAGTGGAATTTATGAGGAGATAAAGAAAAGTGATAGGAGTCCCAAAATCTCACAGTAAAAAAGAGTGGGGGTGGGGGCAAGAACATGGCCGCATGTCACTTGGGCATCCCCAATAGGCACCTCACACTCCCGTCTTACCCCTTTCAATATATATTTTTAAATAAGAATCATTCCCATTAATGAATAAGAATCATTCTCAGTCGCATTAAGGTCTTCCCAAAAAATATTTTATATTTCGCTATAGTGACTTTTTTTGCTATATTTAATATGTATGAAGATTTGTGACAAGTGTGGACACCCAAACTATAAATTCACTATTTTTGGTGACGCTGCCATCTGCGGTAAATGTGGTAGTTTTAATCCAGACACCCTGATGGAGCGTCTTGAAGCGGGGACAGTTGAAGTTGGACCAACTGATAAATCGTATAAAATTTATCTACGGAATAATGGTGGCGAAGAATTTAAACAGTCTTACCGTGCTTGCCCACCCGATTCTTCTTGTACCGGGCCAGAGGATTGCACCCATTGGGTTACAAAAGAAACCTCAATGGATAAATTTTACTTCCAACATTTTTCAGAAGAACAGCAAACAAGATTTATTGAGTTATTGAATGAGAAGAAACTGAAAATCGGGATGCCGGGTTATTTTTACGTTCATCCGTTTTTTTTGTACAAATAAAGCAGAAAAGGAGAAATAACATGGCTGGCGCAAGAAATATTTATGGTGAAGAATCCGAGCAATCCAAACAACGTCGCAGCATTGCCCGTAAAGCAGATGAGCTGGCCGGGGAAGGCAGTGTGTCTGGTAAATTAAAAAAAGAACGTCGTCATAAACGGTCAGCTCTTGAGCGAGTTATAAGTGATGGTGGCCTAAATACGACTCGTGGCGGGAATCCTCCCCAGACAGGGCAAAGCTCCCACGAAACGCTTGATCTTGAAGGGAGTCAGGATACATTAAAGTCCTCTCGTTAGCTTTACAATTTAACGAGTAAGGTATAAAATAAAATTTTTAAAAGAGTAGTTAGGTGTTGGCCGCTAGTTGAATACTACTGCCAGTGATACTCATTGCAGAGTAGTCTGGCCGGTCCTTTTTAACGAGGAGAGAGGAATGTTCAAAACAAGTAAAGGCATTAAATCATCTTTTATGGCCAGCATTGCAACTGCAATAAATGCAGTTTTCGGCCCATCTGGCCACAAACAAGTAAAACAACACAACCAATCTAAGCATTTTCGCAGCTATTATGGTCGCGCTCAAAGGCAAAACCCCTCCGGTTCAAAAATTCGTCGTGCTATTGAGCGTGGAAACCACGGTGTCGTGAATAAACACGGCATGGTTGGCCGAGCTGTTGCGGAATGGCAGCGTGAAAAGTGGCTTCAAGACAATAATAAGCCGTACATTCGCTTATCCACATCAATTTAAAAAATTCTTTAGAGAGAGGAGAGTTATGGAAATTAAAGAGTTAAAACACAAAATGCCGCGTTATCGCTGCATTAAATGTGTTTCTGCAGCAAAAATCACCACATTATTAACCCATGTTGACGGGGTTTTAGACCTTGAAATGGTGGGACCTAACGGTGAAAAGTACAAAACTCGTATGTCGGCTGATTGGAATCGCCAACATATGCCCGATAAAGGTGGTTTTCTGGTGCTGTATGACGACGGATACATGTCTTACTCCCCAGCCAGACCTTTTGACGAAGGTTATGTTCTTTTAACTGAAAATGAAGGAAGTGAAACCTAATGGATGGGGACATAAGGCCATTTGAATTTATGGCTAGGCGTGAGGACTGGGCCGAAGGAATCTCACTGTATTGCAGGCAGGTCATCACCGGAGTTGGGTCCTCGATTGCTCAACCACTAACATTTAAAGCTTATGAGCCGGGAACGGTTATCACTGAACCGATAATACGGATCTCCATACAAGAAGCCCAAAATCTAATGGATGAATTATGGCGGTGTGGCCTACGTCCGACAGAAGGAACAGGCAGTGCAGGCGCTTTTGCCGCACTGCAAAACCACCTTAAAGATATGAGAGCACTCGTATTTAAAGAAAAAATTAAAAAGGAGAGCCAATAATGGTTGATGGTATTTTTGTTCAATGGGTTGCGACCTTAATCTCAATAGTTTCAGTAATTTTAATCTTTCTCGTAATGATGGATGATTATTTTACTTGGCATTATGTTGAAACCGACGGAGAGAAAGTAAAAGCCTTTTGTTTCGTTATCGTTTTATTAACTGTCTTCGGCACAACCATCTGGCGAGTGTTTGAATGGGGCTTTTTACTTGGTTAGGGCCAAATAATGTTTGTGACTGATTCTTTTGTCTTTTTGCACGTACCTAAAACTGGTGGCAGATGTATAGTTCATGCGCTTCAACGCATATTAGGTGAGACAAATCTATTAAAAATACCCGAACATAATACTATTCACCATAAACCTTTAAAGGAAATTGGTCTTAAATTTAAAAATACCCCTAAATTCGCCTTTATTAGAAATCCTTGGGACTGGTATGTCTCATGGTATCACTTTCAAAAGCGCAGCTATATTGATGCACAACATCAGGGTGATCCAAAGATATTTTCCTTTTACGATATAGTGTCGAACCACAATACGCTGGGCTTCAAGGAAACTATTATCAATTTACTCGATATAGATGTGAAAATGGGGGAAGAAATAAAACAATTATTTCTTAAAGATATATATATGAACACGCGGAGAGGTCATCGTGTGGGGGATATTGATGCTGTAATTAACAATAAGGATGGTTTTTACTCTAAGCGGGTTAATACTATAGCGCCATATAAAGAAGAAATAACGTGGGGCAGGGCAGAAAATCTTAATAGTGACTTGGTAAGAATATTGTCTAAATACGTGACTTTGGATGACTCACAGATAAATAAATTACTAACTATGCCAAAAGAAAACACATCAGACAGGGGTGATTACAGGGACTACTATGATGACGAGTTAATCAATTTAGTGGCAGAAAAAGACAAAAGCCTCATCGAGCATTTTGAATATACATATGAATAAGATAATTCTTATTTTCGGGTTATCCGGCTCAGGGAAAACCTCATTGGCATTAGAGTTGGCAAAACAGATTAACGCAACACACTTAAACGCTGACAAGGTTCGAGAATATGTAAATACCGATCTAGATTTTAGTAGGGGATCCAGAGTAGAGCAAGCATACCGAATGGGGATGTTAGCCAATAGGATGGTGAGGCTTAATAATGTTGTTGTTGATTTTATTTGCCCCACTAATAATACTCGATCTGCGTTTCAGCGTGGAGCAAAAAGACAATGGGATGATTTTTTAACTATATGGATGAATACTGAAAATAGCTCAAAGTATTTAGATACTGATCGAATTTTTGAAAAGCCGGACAAGTGCACTCTTATAATTAATACCAAAGATGCGATAAAGTGGGCTAAAATCATAAGAGTCAATATGGGGAATAATGGGTAAAGCACAAAAATTGAAGGCTTTAAGACGTTCATTGCGTCAAAACACGCAAAGTGACGTTTTAATGCAAGGAAAACAGACTATTAAGGAAGTTGGTAATTCTGGCCAGCATGTCACTCATATGACTGTTCGCCACGACCCAAACTCCAGAAAAGGGCTATATAAGAAAATCAAAAAGCAGGGTGATTATGGCGAGGACTAAAGAATCCACTGCAGAAGCCGAACTAACTAAGCTTTATAATATGGGGTTAAAGTGCAAGCTTCATGGTATGCCAGTCAGCGAAATGAATAAAAAAGAACTAATCGCTTTTATTGGTTTTCTTGATGAACTGGCTACTGATCGCATGATGGAATTAAGAGGGCTGGAAAACCAATGCAAAAAATCATAGCTATCGCAGCTGAATATCAGCATTTAATTAATTACTGCAAAGATAAAGGTATATTGCCAGATCGCTTTATTCATGCAACCGATCCAAAAAAATTAGAAGGTTTGCGTGGGTATAATTATATTGTAGTAACAATGCCATACAATAAAGAAATTGGAAACTGGCGGCAGATGCAAATAGAATTTCGCAAAGCAGGAGCAACTAGGCTACCATTAGACATAAATGAGTGGTCATTAATGGAGTTTGTATGAAGTTTACTCTTGATAGCGAAGTAGCGTTTGAAGCTGACAATATGGATCATGCACTGATTAAACTTGCCCTTCATTTTATGTCATTAATGCAAGCTCCTCCTATTTTATTTATTGACAAACAACCACCACTTGATATGGTGAAAATAATTCAAGGCGCTATTCAACCTATAAGCAAAGAGACAACGGAAGGTTTTATTGAGGTTGATTTTCTAGTTGAGCATAAGCAGCCATCAATGATGCAATAAGCATAATTAATAACTAATTTTAGAGCACGATTAACATGGTTGATTTAGTAGTCCCAGTTTTTGGCGATACCGAGCTTATGGTTCAGGAGCACCCTTTTCCTGAGTTTATTGAGCCAATGGACTCCTCTTGGTGGCTTAAACCAAAAGAAAAGCAAGTCTGCGATGAATACCTTGGTGAGTGCTTTATGGATCAAACCTCTGCCTTCGCTAAAATCTACAAACCAAGAACAGTTTCCTCAAAAGCGACTGGGACCACTCGCTTTTTTAAGCGAGCTAAGGTCCGTCGCTATCTATATTTCCGTACCCGCGCATTAGAAAAAGTTGTTAAACTTACCCAAGAAAGCATCCTCCTTGACTTAATTGAAGTAAAAGAGATGGGGCTAGGTCGTGTCGAACAAGAAATGGTTGTTGGTCTTCACGAAGGCACTGTTATTAAACATAAAGGCAAAAGCACCGATTTAAAGGCGGCGAACCAAGCTTTGACTCAGCTTGGTAAATTCCATGAGCTTGGAATGTGGGTTGAGAAAAAAGAAATAGATATACAGGTTGTTAATTTTAACTTTGATATGGGTGGGCCAAGCACCCCTCCTGAAAAAGTCATTAACCCACCAAAGGAATTAAATCATGACTAGCGGCCAAGAGCCTGAGCGCAGGAAGCATACTCCGGAGAGCGTTATGAAGAAACTGCAAAAATGTGAAACTGAAGTGGGAATGCAGATAGAAGCACTCCGAGGAGAGCTTGGTGATCATCAGGGGGTTGTGGCTGAGATGAAAAGCGACTGGGATCAGTTTATTATTGATTTCACCGAAATGCTGGCTATATTTCGCTCCGCTAAAGGATTTTTTCGCGTACTCGGGTGGATAGGGGTCGCGGCAAAATGGATAATAGCTTTTGGTTTAGTGGTTGCTGCAGTCTGGACATTAATAACAACAGGGCATTGGCCCGGAATAGGAAAATAAAATGGGAAGGAAAAAGATTGGAAGAATGATTCCTTGCGGAGCCTGCGAAAAAGAAATTTATGTTGTTCCTTCGAGAGAAAAGGATGGAAGAGATAAATACTGCAGCAAAGATTGCATGGCTCAAGCATATAAAAATAAACCAAGAAGAAACAATAAACCAGAAGATTATTCTTTTATCCATACTTATAAGCGAGTTAAATATGATGGCTCTCGCTATTCACATAATTATGTTAGGGATGACGATGGGGTCCTACGCGCCGAGCATGTAATAAAAGCGGAAAAGGTTTTAGGCCGAAAACTAAAGAAGGGCGAATGTGTCCATCACATTAATTGCAACCCTTTGGACAATCGAAATCAAAATCTACTTATTTGTAAAACAGGATACCATCTAGGTTTACATGCTAAAATGAGCGACTTATATGCTATGGAAAATTTCAAATGAGTAAATCTTTTTTAAAATGCGTCCGTCGTGGCGGGGAAGTTCGTACAATAACAGGCAAAAATAAACATTTTGAGGTGCCAGAAGGACATTATCGCCGGATCTGTATGATTAACGATAAAACCCTCAAAGGTCCATTAAAGCAGAATAAAAAATAATGGCAAAGATTGAGTCTTTACCAAATACAGGTTGGTCGCCAGCTGCAGCGTTAGCTAATTTATTAGAAGATGTCGATGATATTAGCGAGGTCTTTATTATTTACAGGGATCTCGATGGCAACCAATATTCTCAAGCTGGGAATATGGTTTATAAGGATGCGCTTTGGATGCTTGAGTTTGAGAAACAAAGGCTAATTCAAGCCAAAATGGCAGGAATTATCACAGATCAGGAAGATTAACTATCAATGGGATCCATGCTTATGAGGAGGAGCTGTTCGTCAAGCCCGGTAAGCGTGTGAACCCACCAAATTATAAAGTGAGAAAATAATGGCGTTAAGAGTTAGAAAGAACGGGGCTATATTATGTGCCGCGCTACATAATAAAGAGAAAGGGGATACTTACATTCCTGATAATATAAGTGAAATACTAACGGGCTGCACTGGTGAAAAACCGATATTAATTACAGACCCAGAACCTTTACATTCTGAACATGGAAGATGGTTTTGGGCAGGAGTAAAAGAAAAGCATGTTTAAATTAAGCGCAACATCAAGAAGCAGAATGATAGGCGTAAATCCTTGTTTAATCCAGATTGCTAATCTAGCTATTAAGATTTCAAAGGTTGACTTCGGTATTCCTGAATACGGTGGAGTACGCACAGTAGAAGACCAAGCCAAATTATACGCTGACGGAAAATCTAAAGCTGATGGAGTTAATCATTTATCCAACCATCAATCAGGTGACGCGTTAGATTTTTACGCTTATGTTGGTGGAGCGAGTTGGCAGCATGATCATTTAGCAATGGTAGCTGCAGCATTCTTACAGGCTGCTTCAATATTAGGGCATAAGTTGGAATGGGGTGGATTGTGGTCATCAAATAAAACAATAAACGGTATCCCTTATGGGTGGGATATGGCGCATGTGGAATTAGGGTGATGGGTGAATTAACTCAAAAAGCTTTAAAGGAAAGGCTACACTATAATCCCGAGACTGGTATTTTTATTCGGATAGCTAGGGCTGGAAACCAGATGGTTGGCTCTAAAGTCGGATATACTTGCAAAAAAGACGGATATATTCGCATTGGGGTTAATGGTCAACGGTATTTAGCTCACAGGCTCGCATGGTTATATATGACTGGAGAATTTCCATCACACCAAATAGACCACAAAAAACACATTCGCGATGATAATCGTTGGAGCGAAATCCAAGAAGCTACTCACCAAGAAAACGGCAAAAACACTTCTCTACAGACTAATAATACTAGCGGATCATTAGGCGTATTCCCGCGAACAGACGGAAAAGCTTGGTGTGCAAGCATCAAAGTAAACGGGAAGCCACTACATCTAGGGTCTTTTTCGACAAAAGAAGCCGCGATAAAACGAAGAGAGTTAGCTAGTGTATTGTATGGATTTCATAAAAATCATGGTGCAGCCGCATGGGAAGCGTGATATATATAAATAATACGGAAGCAGGAGCACAGCATTTAAGTGGAACTGCTATTTGTTCTGCATGCGACAAGGAATGGGAAGCAGTAGCGCCAGTTGGAATCAAAGAGCTGGAGTGCCCCAACTGCAAAACCATGAAAGGGTTATACAAACACCACCTTGCTCCAATTACAAATAAATTATGGGCATGTCACTGTGGAAATAGGCTATTCTTTATTCTAAAAGGTCAAATCCAGTGTTGTGAATGTGGTGTTATAACAGATAACGGAGAAATTCATGAAATATAACGGGATAATTCAGGGGTCAAAGACAGTCGATGCGACAGTAATTGTTGGCGCATTAGGCGTGCTCGAGACAAATTTTAGTATGCTTAAAGGAATTTTAGGCGAATGGTATGGGTTAAGTTACATTATCCTTGCTGTTGGCTTTTATATTTTACGTCAAGTGACAACTAAGCCATTGGGTGCGAAATGAGCATTCCGGGGTTAGGTACATTAAAAACATGGGGAATGGGGGCGCTTGCCCTAGCTTTAGCTATTACTGCTTTTCTTTTACAGTCAGAGAAGCTTGGTAGGACAAAAGATAAGTTGAAGGGTGAAATCCAAGCCCGGAAAACAGGCAAAGCCGCAAATAAAGCAGTAGTGGAGGGCATGAATCGTGAACAAACTGAAATCAATAAAGCTAGTAATCCTAGCAATTCTAACCGCGATGGTTTTGAGTAGCTGCAATTCCTGTCCAATCCAAGGGAAGGCGGAAAAAATCAATCGTCCTGCTGAGCCAGTTTACCCTAAAGTCTGGCAACAAGAACTTGCCTGCCTTTCTGATGAAACATATAAAAAATTAAATACTGGCAAGACAATGTGCCGTGAACGTGTTAAAACATATGAACAGGTTATAGATAAATACAATGAGTCTATAAAGTAAGCTTATGGCCCCTGATGATTTCCCTGTCTTCTCTCTCTTGGGTTTTTTGATGGGGCCACCCTACAGTAGAGAGATAACGGTCCCGAAAGGGTTTTTTAATTGTAATGGAGGATTTTCTCATGGGAAAATTTGACCAACCGTTAGGCGCAGAGCATCCAATTGTTGCTTTTGCTGACCTAACAGCTGCAGCTACAGGTAACATTGGCGTTGTAGTTTGGTGTCCTACTGGTATCGCTGGGGCTGCAGGTTTAATCGTTTCCAACGGCACCAACTGGGTGCAAGTTGCAGACGGCACAACCACAGCTGCTGAAGCATAAAGTGAAGCAGGCTGAGTCCTGCTTTTGTGTTTAATCTTATCAATATGGCTATGGACAGCTGGTGAGCAAAACTATAGGAGAATCGCTATGTCATGGCGTGAACGTCTAAGTATTGGTCAATTGTTGTTAGGTGATAATGAAATCCCAGTTAAAGGCTATGGTGTAGTATTCACTGTAGGCGCAGAAGCTGCGGATGTCATTAATGTCGCCATACAACTAAACGACCAAAATGGTAAAGCTCTGAGTGAGGTTGCAGCACTTGATTTCTATTTAGCAGACGATGCTTTGGGTTTAACCCCAAGCACAGCTGCCCCAGCTGGAGGTATCGCTATCGGTACTGATGGCGCGTTAATAGAGTCAGTTGCGGATCTCTCGGGTACTCTGGTTTCGGAGGCAGATGGTGATATCGATATCGATATTACTAATGCAACAACAGCTCCAACCTTTTACCTTGTTGTACGTCTACCTACGGGTGGCCTTGCAATTTCGGATGCAATTACCTTCGCAGCATAAATAATGGGGCTTCGGCCCCTTTATTTTAAACTGGAGAAACATATGTTAATAGAGCTTTTATTAGAGCTAGATCGAATAGCCAATTGGATTTTAGGTGGGGATCGACGAGAAACTATTAGCTCTCGTATGGCCCGGAATATCCATAAAGATCCGTGGGCTTACTGGGGATGTAAACTTTTAGAAGTATTGTTAATAGATAAAGATCACTGTAAAGAAGCTAAACAAGACCTCGACAACCTCAAAACAAACGACCACCCTTTAATTTTTGCTTTTTCCACAACAGGTATCGCTGTAGCCTTATATTATGTTGTTTTACAAATTGCGGATAAAATTAGTTGATAAGTGGATAAGCAGATTCTATACTACTCATATATACACAAATTGAGGAGTATATGATTATGGAGGCCGTAGCCTACGATTTTCCTGTCGAAGCACGCGCAATCCTATTTGCGGTACGCGCTCAAATGACTCGTTTTCAAGATCATGATATTGAGCCCGGTTTTGTTTTAATGACAGCCAGTCACTATGATGTTTTAAAAAACGCCATAGGTGATGAGGAAGTCTGTCATAATAGCGACACAGACAGCATTAACGGATTACCTATCGTGATTTGTGAGAAAACAGCAAACCCAACGGTCACAGCCACTCCGTCTTCATTATTGAAGGCTGGCTTATTGTGAGTGAAGAAAAAGCACTCGATATAAACTATAAGGCTGAAAAAACCCCAGCTAAATTCCATGGATCTGATAAATTTGTTCGTGGCATTATGGGGCCTGTTGGGTCTGGGAAATCTGTGGCTTGCTGCCTTGAGCTCGTATGGAGGGCAATGCAGCAAGCCCCCGGGTTTGATGGTGTTCGTCGTTTCCGTGCAGCAGCCATTCGTAACTCCTACCCAGAACTAAAAACAACAACAATTAAAACATGGCAAGACTGGTTCCCGGCATCGATATGTCATATGAACTGGGGTTCACCAATAACAGGCACGATTCGCTGCGCTGCTCCTCCTACAGAAAAATTCCCAGAAGGAACGATACTTGAATTTGAGATATGGTTTCTTGCTCTAGATCGGCCAAAAGATGTTAAGAAATTACTTTCTATGGAATTAACGATGGCGTGGATCAACGAAGCCCGGGAGCTTCCGCGAATCATTCTTGATGGTGTAACTATGCGCGTAGGCCGTTACCCAGCAAAACGTCAAGGCGAATTAACCTTTACCGGGGTTATCCTTGATACTAACCCGCCGGATGATGATCACTGGTGGTACTCTATAGCAGAAATAGAAAAACCTGAAGGTTACAAATTCTTTCGTCAACCCGGGGCGCTCATTAAAGCAGTGGATGAAAAAGGGCAGGTTATGTACCTCCCAAATCCAGACGCTGAAAATGTTGAAAATCAACCACTTGGCTTTAAATACTGGACTCAAATGGTCCATGGCAAATCACAAGAATGGATTAAGTCTTATGTTCTTGGTGATTACGCAACAGTTTATGATGGTAAGCCAATATACAATGAATATGTTGACTCAATTCATTGTGCTGAAGAAGAGCTTGAAGTTATGCGAGGGCTCACCCTGTATATCGGTCTTGATTTTGGCCGCACCCCAGCTGCTGCTTTATTCCAATTATCTCCAACAGGGCAGGTTCGAGTGCTTGATGAAATAGTCTCTGAAGATATGGGTGTACGTCGCTTTGTTCGTGAGGCGCTACGGCCAAAAATCAATAATGAATATGGCGGTATGACAATACGGATATGGGGTGATCCATCCGGTGGTTATGGCGTACAAACAGATGAAAGCACGTGCATGGATATTCTTGAAGAAGAGGGGTTTCCAACAGAACCCGCATCAACTCAGAACCCAATTGCAAGACGCGAAGCTGTAGCAGAGGTTTTATTAAAAAATGATATTGATGGCGAGCCCGGATTTATTATTTCCCCAAAATGCAAATATCTACGAAAAGGCTTTAATGGTGCCTTTATGTACGAGCGAGTGCAGGTTGTTGGCGAAGAACGCTATAAGGATCAACCTAAAAAGAATATCTTCTCTCATGTTCATGAAGCGCTTCAGTATGGCGTATTAATGATCCGCGAAGGTATGAAAATTGTAAAAGTATCAGCCAGACCAGTAAAACGTCGGAAATCTGGTGGCTGGGCAGCGTAAACCTGCTACTATACAAATTAGTGATATCATCATAGAATCAATTAATGAGAAAATACGGAATGGAAGTTAAAGTATTAGCAACAGCGGTTGGCTTGATTATCACAATATCTGGCGCAACGGCTGGGGCAATGAATTATTTCGCAACAGAAGATTATGTTGATACTCGGATAGCAATGAGTTTTCAGCAAATGATTGATTATCGTATTCAGAATTTACGCGAGCAATTAAATCAAATTAACATGCGTGATGCCGCAGGAAAGTCTTGGACTGGCGATAAAGCAGAAAAAGATAGGATTAATCGAGAGCTTGACCGACTTTATAAGCAACAACAAAAAGGCGGTTAATTAAGAGGAGAGAGAAATGGGTATTGAATTGGTTCATGCTAAATTGAATCGCGGCCAAGATATGGCTGGTGATGACGCTTATATGATGGATTTCGTTTTCGGAACCCCTTTTGTTGACGGCGAAGGAAAGCATATCGGCAAATCAAAAGTTATTCACATGGGATTTATGAATGGCATGCCGCCAGAAGACTTTATTCTCGGCCTACATGCTTTAGCAGATCATATCCAAGAAACTATAATTGATTCTGATGATTTTAAGAAAAAGCCTGATTTAAAGGTGGTTGACAATAACTCTGGGTGATATTTATGGGTGGTTACGGCTTAATCGTTGTTAAGAATAACGACGAGATTGAAAAAGAAAAAAAGGCAGCAGAAGCAGTTGATCATACCCCCACTTTGTATGAGTCGCAGCTTTCTCAGCATATTCAAAAAGCATGGGAAATGAATCGCTGGGCCAAAGAAGATCATGAGGATGAGCTCCTTGCTTGCTTGCGTCAACGCAATGGTGAGTATGATCCGCGAACATTAAGGCAGATCCGGGATCAAGGCGGCTCTGAGATATATATGATGTTGAGTGCGACGAAAATTCGTGCCGCTGTTTCATGGATAAGAGATATCTTAATGCCTGCAGGCGACCGCCCATGGGGGTTATCCCCTACTCCAGTGCCAGAATTACCCCCTTTTGTAATGAAATCCATTGCACAACGTATTCAACAAACAATGCCACAGCTTCCTCCTGATATGGGGTATGAGGCTTACATTGAAGGTCGCGCAGGTAAAATGCGTGATGAGGCTATGAATGTGATTAGGGTTATGGCAAAAGAAGCAGCAGACAAAATGGAAACAAAAATTGCTGATCAACTAGCGGAAGGTGGTTGGGATGAAGCATTAGGTGAATTTATTGAAGATTTTTGTACATTCCCCGCTGCGATAATGAAAGCTCCTATTATCCAAAAAAAGAAAAGTTTAAAATGGGGCCCACAAGGGCAACCTATCGTGGCCGATGAAATTGGGTTAAATTATTCTCGGGTCTCGCCTTTTGATATCTACCCATCACCAGACTCATCAAATATTAATGATGGCGACCTGATTGAGCGGATCCGTTATTCTCGTCGCGGCTTATATAATATGATCGGCCTACCGGGATATAACAGTGAGGCGATACGCGCTGTCCTAACTGATTATGGCCGTGGGGGATTGCGCGACTGGTTGTGGCGTGATTATGAGCGTGCAGCACTCGAAGGTAAGGATAAGTTCTGGATGCGCCAAGATCAGCGCTCCATTGATGGCTTGCAATACTGGGGCTCTGCTCAAGGACTATGGCTTTTAGAGTGGGGGATTAATCCAGATGAGATTGACGATCCGTTAGCTGAATACGAAATTGACGCTATTAAAGTGGGTAATCATATTATCCGAGCGGTAATTAATAAAGACCCATTACAGCGCCGGCCTTACCATAAAGCTTCATTTCAAATGACCCCCGGTGCCTTTTGGGGTATCGCACTACCAAAATTGATGCGAGATCATCAACGGATGTGTAATGCCACAGCCAGAGCACTAGCAAATAACTTAGGTATTGCTTCGGGTCCAATCGTAGAAGTCGAAGTGGATCGCCTAGCTGACGGTGAAACTGTCGAGCAAATCTACCCATGGAAAATTTTCCAAACAAAAGCCGATAAAACCGGTCGAGGCCGAGAGGCTATACGTTTTTATCAGCCACGCTCTAATGCACAAGAATTATTACGTGTTTATGAGGAATTTGAGAAGCGTGCAGACGATGCGACCAGCATTCCACGTTACGCTCACGGCAATGAAAAAGTCAGTGGAGCAGGCTCTACGGCATCTGGGCTGTCTATGTTAATGAATAATGCCTCCAAAGGCATTAAAATGTCTATTTCAAATATCGACATGGGAGTAGTTAAACCTACTATCGAACAAACCTTTACTTACAATATGCTTTATGACAAAGATATGTCGATTAAAGGTGACGCCAAGATTATTGCTCGTGGTGCGACAGCATTACTCACTAAAGAGCAAACACAGATGCGTCGTGCTGAGTTCTTAAATATGACTAATAATGATGTTGATATGAGCATTATGGGCGTCGAAGGTCGTTTAGAGGTATTACGAGCCGCAGCTGATCTACTTGATTTGGAAACTGGAAGCGTTATCCCAACCAAAGAAGACTTTATGGTGCGTCAGCAAGAGAAAGCTAAAAAAGAGCCACCCCAAGACCCTAAAATTGTTGAAATTCAACAAAAAGGCGCTATAGAGAAAGAAAAACAAGCCATGGAAATGGACCAGTTTAAGCAAAAGCTTGAAGCTGATGGCCAGATGTCTCGTGAAAAAATGGACCTTGAACTGGATAAATTCCAGCGTAAGCTCGATATGGAGTTCGATTTAAAAATTAAATTAATGGAAGAAGAATCGGCCCAAAAAGAATTAGACCGTGAGCTTGAGCGTGAGAAAGAGGAAACAGCAAAAGACGCTGATATTGAACGCATCAAAGAGGAAGTAAAACTGGAACGGGAAGCTAAAACAGAAGCTGAAACTAATAAAGATGGGCCTAAACGGCTCGAAGCTCCAGCCCCAATTATTAATGTAAATATTGATAATAAATCAGGAAGTGTAGTGAAAACAATCGATTTTAAACGCGGCCAAGACAAACTTCTTGATGGCGCTGTGATAACTGAAAAAGAGGAATAAATTATGTTATTAGGAAATTTAACGGCTGATGGCCAAACGGCATGGGTTGATATTAGCAACGAAGATTTGCGTACTGGAAAAATGTTTGCCGGTGCAGGAACTTTCGGCACTGGCACATTAACGCTTGAGGTCTCTATGAATGCCGATAAATCGGATCCATTTTTACTACCTCAGTCTGATTTAACAGTGGATGGCGGTTATGTGTTTGCTGGCTTACCGGGCGCAAAATGGGCTAGGGCATCGATAGCTGGCTCAACAACCCCAAATGTGAACGCATATCTTGGTTTAGGATAAGGAGTAAATAATGGCTATTGTAGCAGCAGATTGGACGGTCACACGTTCAACAAAGGTAATTGATTACATAGGGACAGATCACGGTGTTGCCGCTGCGTCTTATGCAACCTGTATCGAGCTTCACAGGTGGTTGCAAGGATTGGCTGACGACAATACATCGAGTGGCGACGATCAGCTTGATAAAACCGATGTTCTCCCATCAAGCCAAGCAGCTGGCAATCAAGTAACCCTAATTGGTGGGTATACGATTACCGATGCCGGTATTGAACATTTATATGACGGCTCAATCATTCAAGGAATTGCGGCCACAGATCAGAAAATCTGGGATGGTATCGTAAACTACGGCACGGAAGGCATGAACATTCAAATAATGCAGGATGGCGGAGTACTCAGCGATGATTACTGGAATAGCACCCCAGACGGCGAAGCGAGCGCTGGACTAAACCGCGATAATGCACAGGGTATTTCACACCGGTTTTTAATAAAAGTTGTTGATGATGTTGCCAACAGCGGTGATATTGATGGCCGCAGGTTAGTTGGTACAACTCGGAAATATTTGTATACCTTTGCTGAATTTAAAATCAATGGCACAGCGCGAGGCAATAATGTACTTGCTTTAGTTGAAGGTCTTGATGGTAATAATACAACCGCAATCGGCACAATCGCCGCATTAACTGACATTTACATTGATCGGACAGCCTCATCAACAACCGTCAATGGCGTTAATAGCACGGGACAAGCCATATTAAATGTTGCTGATGGAACACAGTTTACTGCTGGTGATTTCATTATGACTGGCGTTGCTTCTGATCCGTCTGAATATCAGATATTGTCCATTGCAACTAATGCGCTTACATTAAATCGGAATTTAGTTGTGGCCACGGCGGGCGCTGAAACAGTTTATGACTTAAATGTAGGTTTTACACAGATTGATGTTGATAATAACGCAGCAAATGAAGATTACTACGCCCAATGGGATCGTGGCGCAAATACAATTAATGTGTTCACTGAGCGGCTAAAATGGCTATCTCGTGATGGCAC